AACAAGACGACTTTAGACCGGAGCATCCCTGCCCGGCATGACGGCCCCTTAGCTCAACTGGATAGAGCAACTGCCTTCTAAGCAGTAGGTCGCAGGTTCGAGTCCTGCAGGGGTCGCCAATTATTTCAAGCGCTTAGCGGCATTTCCTGAATCACCAGTTTGCAGTTTTCTGGCGCAGTTTGCAGAATTCGTTCTGCTGGCGTTCTGGTGGCGCAACTTATGCGGATCATAGAAAACCCCGCCGTGGTTAGTGGCGGGGTTTTGTTTTAAAGCGGTGGCAGTTCCGTGTTCACGCCGCATCCTCCAAATGCCAGCCCAAGAGCATATCCAGTTGGCGATGCAAATCCACGATGTCACCGATGTTGTGGACCTCGACGTCGGCACCACCACACCCAGCCTCGCTCTCATGCGATCCGGCAATGCCGCCACGCCCGACAAGCTGCCAAACCACGCCGCCCAGCTTGCGCACCTCGTCAGCCTCATTTGGGAATCGGCAGTCATCAACAACGACGCGGCCGCCGTCGGCGATAATCAGGTTGACGCGACGAACCCATAGCTCAGTCCAGAGCCCTGCACCGATGCAGTCTCTTCCCCATTCGCAGCCAAGGGTCTGCATAGCTTGGCGTGGCGTCTTGCCTTGAAGCCATTCACACGGCTCCTCCCTTAGACTGCCTTCAATCTGCTCCTCGCTCAGGCCGATCGATCGCAGCATGTCCTTGAGCGGCCCTGCGAACTTCACCAGCTGGTAGCCGTGCTTCTCGACCAGGTACTTGCTGGCCGTGCTTTTGCCGCTACCAGCAAGGCCGGTGAGCGCAATAACGGGCGGGAGGATGGCTGTGCTGGCCTTCCCGATCGCCGCGCCGAGTGCGCGCAGCTCGACAGGAACGTTATCATTCGCCGGTACGGCAGTCAGGCAGCCGGTGTCTTTGGATGTGATGGTCATGCGGTCTCCTTCAATGCTGCGTCGACAAGGGCAGCCCAAACGTCGCGGGCCTTCTGCGGATAGCCGGGAATGCCAAGATAGATGTTGCCGTCGCCACATGCGAAGTCGTCATAACCGACGACGATGTCTTCGGCGGCTTCAAGCTGTGCCTTAGTCGGCTCGCGCATTGCGTTGATGGCGGCGCGGGCTTGGTCGATCCACCAAAGTTTCAAAGGGGCGTTTTCGAAAGAAACGACAACACTCCTTCGGATTGGCTCTTCTTTGGCTTTTGACCAAAGCGCCCGCGCCACCCTTTCAATCATCTCGCTCATACCGTCTCCTCAACCTTCTTGCTTTCCTTTTGCCTCTGACGAACAACCGGTCTAAACCGGCGCAGCGCAAACGGTGGATCCTCTTCACCGAACTGCGGGCAAATGCCACGGTTCACGCCCGCCAGCCTGATGCCGGCGTAGTCGCCACCGAGATAAGTGCGGCACATGCCTACCCACGTTGCGGTGTACACCTCCCCGGCACGAATGCCGAGGTATTGCTCTGGGAGGGTGGTGTCGTCGATGCAGACGACTTCGTCGCCGGTCTTGATGGTCATGGTGACTCACTCAGAATAAGGTCTGATGCGGTGTGGCCAGCGAACATATGGGTTCTTACAATCTCCTCGACGTTCTTCGTCATTTCCGCTTCATTGTAACTGATGCTGGATGTGCAATCTCCAGAAGGCCCGCGATAACTTCCCCACAAATTCAGGTTTCTTACCGCTCGGCGAAGTTCATCCACTTCATTCACCGTATACGCGCGCATCAAGCCACCCTCCCCGACATCAACGCCTCAAACGTTGCCAGGAACTCTTGCTCCGCCTTCTCCGGCGACCAGTATCGCAGCGTAACGCCGAGCGGATTATTGTGTCGCGCATGCCACGGCATATGGCGCAGATTGACCAGCTCGTCGGCAATGATGCGGTTGTCCGCGTCATGCACTTCGTCTGGCAGTTCTGCAGGCAAGCAGTACCGTGCCGCGATAGCCAGCCAGTTCTTCTGCTCAATGCCCTTATAGTTCGTCAGGTACGGCTTGAGCGGTCGCGGAATGTCCACGCAGTATGCCTCTGGCGCATCGTGCAGAAGGCCAGCCAAAGCTACCTCCGGCGCGTGTGTCGCCGCGAGGTGACGCGCAATCAGGACGGAATGTTCGGCGACGCTGTAGAACTTGATGCAGTGCCCTGCGTAGCGAGCCTGCATGGCGAGGGAGTGTGCAATATCCTCAATGTGGACTTCGTGCGGTCGCGGGTCCATCGGCCAGTACTGGCGGCCGGAAAAAACTTGCATGAAGTCGCCGGTGCGGGGTGGTTCGGCTGGCGTGTTGCGGGTCAGGCCGATGTATTGTCCGTTGTCCGAGGACAGAGGACGGTAAGCGACGATTTCGTCGTCTCCCTCATAGCCAAACGGTCCTTGTTTTTTGTGTCGCCAGTCAAACTGGTGCGCAAGGCGCTTATTTCGCCCGCCGTTACGAAGAAGAACTTCCACTTCCTCGTTGCCGCCGATTGGTGCATCTCCACCACTCCACGCCACCCAAACCTCTTGGCTGCCGGACGATGCTGGCACATCCAGCCACATACCTGTCGCACTTGCACTGAATTTCGGCAGTGGCACGTTGTCATTGGCAGCCACGTACTTATCGAGCGGGCCGAAGGTGGTGGTCTCAATCGGGCCGTGTTTCATGAGTTGATGAAGCTCCATCACGCGACCTCCTTCGCCCAAACAACTGATACGTTCCAATCTTCCGCAAGCTGGTCCTCGACGGTAGGAACATACGGCTGACGACCGCTTGGTGAAGTTATCTCAAAATATTGCAGAGGCGTGCCGCGATGCGCGATCTGCACACAAGTACCGCGAACGCGTCTCGCTGCGCCGCCTTTCTTTATGGCCTCCAAGGCCTGTCCGTAGTTCATTCTCATCTCCTCAGTGGTGTGGTGGTTGACCGCCAGTTGGTGGATGGCGGGCGTGTTGGTTTAGGCTGCAGATGTTCGCCGGTTGCGGTAAACGATGAAGCCGAAAGCAAGTGCGCTCATCCAAAGCTTACCGAGAACTTGGCCAGTGATGAAATCGAGCGAGCCAAACGCAAGGTAGAGAAACACGGCGCTGTCAACGATTGCGCCCGCAGCTCCGCTTGCGAGAACGGCAAGCCCTAGGCGCCTCTCGCGTAGTGGCGCGTACACAAGCAGGTCCGCTAACTCTGCCGTAACGAACGCAGCAACAGATGCTGCGACAAGAGCCGGAGGCGCCACAAACCAGGCCAGCAGACTCCCTATGGTGATCGCCACTAGCGAGGCGCGTATACCTCCGGCTTCATGCACCATGTCTCTGAGGACGAGGGCAAGGCCAACGATAAGGACGCCTGACGGAGCCGTGAGGCCGAACCCAACCGGAAGAAGGCACGGCCCGTTCTGCAGGCAAACCGTACCGACGTTGCCAATCATCCAATTGGCTGCGGGGACGGTAGCGGCAAAAGCCGCTACCAAGAGAGCCAGCTTACGCATAGCGATGCTGTGCCGGTGCGTTGGACGGATCGGCAATGTTCGCCAGGATGTCGGCGGATAGTTGTGAATTGGTCACCTCCTTCAGTTGGGCGTAATAGCGAAGCGCCTCGACGGCATCAGGATCGCTGCCGTCAAAGGACATGACCATGTAGCGACGGTCTGACGGTATGGGCTGGCCGTCGTTGCGTTCGATAGTGAAACGCGGCTCGTAGCCGCCAGTATTAGCGCGCGATGTCATGGAATAGGTCTCCTACGTTGTCGTTTGCGGGTTTCAGTGTCCATTTTACCGGGCACTGGACTGCATCAATCCTGCGCGCCATGCGCTCCGGACAGATTGGTGTGTCTTTGAAGTTGCGGGCCACATTGGTGCTATCCGCGCTTGCGAACGGCCATCTGTCTCCGCACATTGCCAGGCCACGCAGCATGTGAACCCACGGCCTAAGTCCGCGCCGCTCCAGATGGTTGAACGCTTCGTCCGTCCTCCGTTCCCAATCATGAGAACCAACCTGCCAGTAGGCTCCGGACGATCCGAAACAGATGCGCGGCCAATTGTCGGCAAGCTCCAAGAGATAGTCGAACGGCAGACCTGTATGCCAAACAGGTGCCGACAACTCCTTCGGGAATGGCCATTGCGCCACAAGTTCACGCTGCTGCTCAACAGTTCCATTGATGACGTCCGGCACGACGGCCCAGTGCGGGTGGCCGAGTCTTGGCTCAAGCCAAATGTACAACTTCTTCCAGTCGGTAGGCGGCAGGGAAACGCGGCCAAGCGCCTCAAGAGCAACGCGCTTCTTGAAGAACACATACTCCCCATTGTCCCACATCACGGACTGGCCATGCTGGAGGCACCACTCCGCATCGCCGGGGTTGGCGAAGGAAACACAAAAGTGCTTCCCAGCCATCTTCAGCAGTTCGGAGCGCGGCGTCAGAGGCGTGCCGTGGTAATGGATGGTCAAGCCACCGCCCTCGCCGGCTCATTATCATTCGCAGCCGCCAACACAGAAAATTCTCTGAATTCAGGCAACGCCGCTTTTGCGTATGCGGCATGCGCTTCCTCCTCGGTATCGTATGTGCCAAGGTAGCGATGCTCGCCGCGAACTCGAATCTGCGCGGTAAACTTGCCGCCATTTCGAGTGGTGCCGCGAAGGAGACCACTTTCGCGAACTCGCTTTGGCCTGTTGGCGCAATTCAGGGATTTTGTTGCGGACCTGAGGTTTTTCCAAGAATTGTTGGACCTATTCCTGTCCTCGTGGTCAACCTCATACGGTGTATATTCTCCCGTCATATAGAGCCAAGCCCAGTGCGATGCATATTTGCGCTCGCCTGCCACCTGGATACGAATATACCCATCGTCTCTCAATGTGCCCGCGACATCACCGATCCTGATTCCAGGCTGGCGATTTACCAACCACGTGAATATCCCGGTCTCTGGGTCGTAGTGTATCAACTGCTTGAGCTGATCTTGTGAGACAGTCATGCTGCCCTCCGTTCTGCATGCTCATTATCATTTGCGGCATCCATCATCGCCACGCGAACCCGCGAAACCTCGCCGTATTCCTTGTGATAGCTGATCGACTGCATCGACCGGCCAGACAAGAAGCCGGAGCCGAAATGCCAGGCATCCTGCGGCGTAGGCGTCTGGTGCGATTCCGAAATTACCCCGCCGCCCTCGGACGCAAATTTGCTCGAGTGATGAATGTGGAAGCCGTGGACGAATCGGTGGCGAGTTGCGCCCCAGTCTTCGGCACGGCGGTGTGCCATGATGCTCGCCATGTCTTTGAGCTTAACCGTGTGACCATGCGTGGCGCCGATCATCACCTTGCCGAAACGGAACCAGAAGAACAGCGACGGGTCTACGTCAACAGTCACTCTCGGCTCATTGCGATACCAAGCGAGCAGGAAGTATGCGACGGCTACCGAGGCGTGCTCATCATGGTTGCCGGGCAAGATACGGACGGTGACATGGCCATGTTGGCGAAGGTTAGCATCGATTGCACGCACAACTAGACGGCACGCCGTCATCAACACCTTCTGGTAACGCCCGTCGACCTGAAGAACGTTGCCAGACCGCGCCGTCTTGTTCTCGTTATTATCCGAGTGGAGCAGATCTCCGCCGCCCAAAACAATGGCATTGGCAGAAGGTGGTGTGCGCGCGATCAGGTCTTCAATCGCCGAGCCGATGACGCTCTCAGCAATCTTCAAATCCCAGTTAGTATCGGTCTCGCGATGCCACGAGAATAGTCCAATATGCCAGTCTGCAAGGGGTGTCAGCGTCAGCAGGTCGTCATAGACCTGCGCTGGCGCGGCGATAGGCTCGGCGGGGGCTACGTCGTTGAACGCTTCTTTGAGGATGGCGGCAATATCGACCGGCGAATGCTCCACCGCCGTCTTCTGCCACTGCTGAATAACGCGCCCCTCAGCATCGACGAGCGCAGACACGCCTTTCACAACGTGACCGGTCGGCACTTCAAATCGATCACCGCGCTCCGGCGACTGCTGGATGAATGTGCCGCTCGGCGTGTTGCTGATGCGGCTGATGCGAAAGCCAGGCAACACCGGCTCAGTGCCTAGAAGGCCAGCCTCAGCTGCGCGCTTGATGCTGTCGTGCAGCGCAGACTTGCCAATGCCAAGAGCGGCAGCAGCCTTAATTAGCGTGCCGTGTTCTTTGTAGGCTTCGGCTCTTCGGCGTAGTTCTTCGGTGGGTAGCATGTGCTCTCCTCGATGTGGTGGGTTCCGCTTGGTGGGGCGGGTATTGCGCGGGTAAAGCGTCGTGGGTGTAGATTAAATACAGAGGGCCGCCAAGAATATCAGCCATCCCCATCCGTCGTTGCCGGTTGATGCAACCACGATCGCGCCAACTATGCAGAGCGCTGCTATGTGTTCTTTCGTTATGGTCATCATGCCGACCTCGCCAACAACTCACAAACCGCAGCCGAAGGCACAACAAAGCCATAGCCGACAAGCGACCCCGAGAATCCAACGGGTGCGGCCATGACGCCAACAGTAATGCCGATCAGGTCGCCGCCATCGGCATACACCGGCCCACCTGATTGCCCCATCACAGTCGTGATGTCGGTCACATAGACGGACTTCCACGGTCCTGTTTCGCGAGGCTCGCCGGCAATCTTGCCGTAGGCGGCAACGAATTCGATTTTCAGGGGATTGCCGTAAGCAACGATAGGATCGCCGATTTTCACGGCGCGGCATGACAGGTGCGCTACACCAAGGCCAGTCGCCGACGACGTGCGCAGCAGTGCAATGTCGTGGGCCTTATTGACCCAAAGGACATCGGCCTTGTTGAATGCGCCGCCCTTGGCTTTTACTTGAACTTCTTTCGCATCGCCGACGACGTGCGCAGCAGTGAGAATAAAGCCATCTCCGATATGAACGCCGGAGCCGTGGCCGCTTGCTGGGAAGATTTTGACAGTGGCGCTCTCGGTGGCCGGCAGCGCTGGCGGAGGAAGGAGCGCATATGCGGCCGCCGATGTCGCGGCAACGACGAGGAATAAGGCGACTAGGAATGCGCGTGGCGACACAATACGCCGCAGAATACGTCTGAGCATGATTATCCCCTCTTTCTGGCGACCGTGCGCCAATGTGGTGGTGCCTCTGGTAAAGGCAGGCTGGTTAGGCCGAGTATCAAACTAAACGCATTTTACAAATTTGTCAAGAGGATAAAAAAAGACCCGCCTACCTTTCGGTAAGCGGGTTGATTTACGAAGACCGCGTTGCGCGCGGCTTTGATTGATTTTCGACGATGCGATCGACGCGCAAGGTCATCTTATCGACGGCATCTTTTACCGCTCCGATTGCACCCATGATCTGCTCCGTCTGCTCGCGAAGGCCGGACTTGGACACGTAGGTTTCGGCTACGTGCAGCCGGTGAGCCGCGAGCTCTTCCCTCGCCAAAGATGCCATCGCCGAGGCCGCAGACGCCGCTGCAGAAGCCTCTGTCTTTGCCGCGCCGATCTTCGCGTCAACATACTTCCACAGGCCGAAGAAGAAACCGAACAGCAGAACGAAGAAGCCGCCAACAGCCATGATTTCAGCGCCTGTCATGGCTTTACCCCGCACAGCTTCTGCAGCTTCTCATTCTCAGTCAAGATTTGTCGCTTCGTTTCCGGCGTCATCTGGTCATCGACAGAAGGACGCACCGGCCTGGCGATGTCGCAGTAGCTACCGCTTGTCGCGCATCCACTTGCCAAGAGCGTCATCAACGCCAGCGTCATCCAGATTCCTGATTTCATTTTCGACATCCCCGGCCTTCTTGATGGCCTTGGCATTTGCTGCGGCCTGTTCGTCTTTTGCCGCGGAGCGCCCTGCCCTCTGGCCATACAAAAAGACGCCCGCGAGGATCGCGAGCGCCGTACCGATTGCGGCTAGATATCCTTTGAGTTTTGCCCACAAGAGGATCAAACCACCACCTCCTTCCCGCGCCAGCTATTCCACCGGCGAGCGATGACATCTCGATTGCGATAGGCGACATAGGCAACAGCAGCGACAGCGACGCCAGCGACGATCCACCCCCAAGGTAGGCCGGCGACAAAGGCTAGCAAGCCAGAGCTTGCAGCTGAGCCAACACCCTTCGTTACGGCTTCCCTCGCAGCCGACGCGTCGCGCCGAAGCTGTGCGAGCGTGGCGGGACCGATGATGCCGTCGGCGACCAGGTGTGGGTGGGCCTTCTGGTAGGCAATCACCGCGGCCTTTGTCTTCTCGCCCATCCAGCCATCGATCGCACCGGGATTGAGACCAGCCGCAGTCAGCAGCTCCTGCGCTTCCTTCACAACCGGATCAGGCTGCGCAGGCGGCTCGGCAGTCGTCTCCTTCGTCGCGCTCGCTACGCCGGTGTAGATGCCCTTCTCAAAAAGCAGGGCCTCTTCCTTGCGGCGGCGCACGAGCCCCGGCAGCTTCTTGCCTTTCGCCGTGTTGTAGTTGGCGGCGAGATGAGCGGCGGCTTTCTTGATCTGGCCCTTCCGCCAGTAGTCAGCCCACGTCCAATTCATGGCGCCGACGCCGAGATTGAACGTGACAGAACTGGCCGCGTCGAGCTCGTGCTGCTTGCGGTCGGCGGGAGAGCCGGCAACAACAGCGGGCACGTATTCAGCGGCAAGCACGGCATCGAGGATGGCATCGCTTTGCGCAGCTGTGATCTTGGTCTTGCCTGGCACGAGCTTGGTGATGCCGATCTTGGCCAGCTCACGGCGCACGGAATCGCTGCGCATCGTAAAGCCGGTTCCGATCGTCGGCGCCCCGACAGGATCGAGATAGGCGGTGAGCGGATTGCCCTCATGCAGGCGCACGAAAGCCCTCCCCTGTGTGGAGATTTTGGTGATTGGCATTGATTTTCCTTTTTAAGGGAGTGCTGGGAACATTAAGGCGACCATGGCGTTAAATCCGTCGCCATGTCCCCAACTCCATGGTCTAAAGACCCGCGCACACATCCCCCCGCTGCGCGGGTCTTTTGCTGCTGTTGATACAGCCGAGACTTGCAGATATGGGAGAAGTGCCGCGCTCATAACAGGCCGAGGCACAGAGGCCTGGCGCTTACGAGGAGCGACGGGCCTCTTTTGTCTTGCGGGTTATGCAGAGCCGCTAGACCACTGATATTGCTAGGCGCCCGCGTTAACGTTCAACTTGACCGCAAAGATAGGGGATGTAGTGTCGCCCCATTATCGAAGGGGACATGCATGCATTCGTTTGATCGCGGAATCGCTGGTTTGGTGCTTCTCGCAACAGCCGGATGCGCTGGGACGAATTATGCCGCGAACGATTTCAACGGTATCGAACCTGTCATGTGGCAGAGTGCCACAAGTGGGTCAACATTTCGCATAGTCGATAAGCCCCAAGAACGCCGCCTACTGATTGCCAGAGAGCCGGGAATGAACCTGCAAGGCGGCACCGGGAGTCCTGCGTTGCTGGCCACAGATACGTCCCCCGCATCGTACGAGAGTGCGACGATCGAGTGGCTCAAGACGACCGGACGTACGTGCACAACAAAATCAAACTTCTCGATCTCCGAGTACCAGCATGAGGTTCGATACTCATGCGAAGGTCCCTTCCCGGCGGCACCAGCAAAACCAACGCCTTGGTAGCGCACCAAGATGACGGGCATTTCGCTTCGCCAGACGATGGAACCTTCGGTTTATTAGAGCATTTGAATATTGCCGCCGGTGTTCCAATTCCGCAGCGGCACGAGGCCCGGCCGATTGAGCTCCAACGAGATCGGCGGGCCTCTTTTTTTGTGAGTTATGGGGGCCGGGTTACGCTACTGGCCAAGCGATGGGTCTTATTTTAGGTATTTAGAATTCAACAATCGGATGCAGTCATTTTCTCGGGTTGCAATTATCCGCTGGGTTGTTTACCGCAATGGTCCGGCGACCCCCGATAGCGGCCATTAAAAAATGACATTGAATCTTGTGTACCGCCCAGACATAGACGGACTCCGCGCTGTTGCGGTACTGGCAGTGGTGCTCTATCACGCCTTTCCAGAGGCGCTTCCTGGCGGGTTCGTTGGAGTTGACGTTTTTTTCGTCATTTCCGGATTCTTAATTACCTCTATTGTCGTACGAGAAGCACAGAGCGGCGGCATTTCATTTTCGCGCTTCTACGACCGCCGCTTTCGCCGTATTGCTCCTGCGTTGTTTGTTGTGCTGGTAGCAAGTCTTATCTATGGATACTTCACGCTGCTACCAGAGACCTTCTCTCGGCTCGCTGAGCAGGTTGCAGCCTCAGCCTTTGGCGTCGCCAACATTTATTATCTCCTGCACAGCGGATATTTCGACCCGAGTTCTGAAACTCAGCCGATGTTGCATATTTGGTCCCTCTCAGTTGAAGAGCAATTCTATCTTCTCTGGCCTGTCGTGATCGCGCTGTGCTGGAAGTTTGCAAGCCGCAGCGCCAGAGTAGTGACGGTTGCCATTCTTGCGGTCATTTTTGGAGCTAGCTTGGCCGCCTCGATTTACATCACGAAGGTGGACCAATCATTGGCGTTTTATTTGATGCCGACCCGCGCATGGGAGTTGACCTTGGGCGGCCTGCTCGTATTTTCGCCATTACTTAGAGGGGTATATGCGCGTCTGGCTCCACTACTCGGATTGGCGGCCTTGGCGGCATCTATATCATTGTTCAATTCCGATATGCCCTTCCCCGGCGCCATTGCACTTCTTCCGTGTCTGGGAGCAGCACTAGTCATATGGCCGCGGAGACCCGAGTTCTCTGGCCTAAAGGTGCTATCGGCAAGGTATTCTGTATTTCTCGGAAAAATATCTTACTCACTCTATCTCTGGCATTGGCCGATACTGGTGTTCGCCGGCGTGAAGTATGAGTGGGACATTCCCGTTGCGATAAGAATAGCGCTCGTCATCTTAAGCTGCGTTCTGGCTGCCGCCACATGGATTCTTGTCGAAACGCCAAGTCGGCGTTGGAAGCCAGGACGTCCGGAGGTCGCGATTGCTTTCGGTATATCCGGCAGTGTCTCAATTTCGGTCATCGCTGCCATAGTGATCTTCAACGCAGGCTTTCCGCAACGTTTTCCGGCGTCCGTAAATGCGGCTATCGCTATGAAGACCTACGACTATGCTCCAATGTTTCGAGAGGGGACATGTTTCTTAGACGCTAAACAAGCCCCTTCAGAGTTCCAATTTGATTACTGTATTGGCGATCATTCAGTCGTCATGTGGGGCGACAGTCATGCTGCGCATTTTTATTCCGCAATTAATAATCGCTTAACGGGAGGAGTTGGTCAGGCAACAGCTAGCGGATGCCCCCCTTTCCCCGGAGTTAGGATTTCAGCCAGGCCACTATGCAAAGAATTCAATGACGCGGTTGTTGCACATTTGGTATCGCGCCCACCTCATATGGTGATCTTGGCTGCTTCATGGGCTTCATTGCCTGATGAACTGATACCGAACGTCCCAATTCAACTTGATAAAACCGTTGAAACACTGGAAAGGGCGGGCATAAAGGTAAAAATACTGGGGTCTGTCCCATCGTACCGCGTGACAGTTCCAGATCTCGTTGCAATACGCAGCCAGACTGGGTCGGCTTCCCGCGCCATACGCAGTGACCTTAGAGATAATGTGGCGCCAGTTGACGATATGTTAGAACGCCATTTTCTTAACTCGAACCGCTACATTTCTGTCTTGAAGGCGGTCTGTGATAGCGATTTGTCGTGCCCTATATTGACTGATCAAGGCCCCTCGCAGTTTGACTACAGTCACCTAACAAGGGAAGGAGCGTCTATTTTCGTTGAGAAATTTATCGATGCGCTTGTGAGGTAGACGGGTTCACGGCCACCCGCTGTCAATATCAATGGGATCCAAATCTGCCTTGTTTGCTGCCTCTGCCAAGGCATCTTTTAAGGTGCGGCCTCGCTGTGTGACATATAGTAGTCTCTGACGAGGTCGGCGAGCCTTTTTTTACTCAAACTACCGGCCAAGCGATCGGCGCGATCTCGTCAAGGAACTGATCGACGGTCGGCTGCTCCCGTTGCCCCGCTTGAACATTTGCCAGCTCGCTGTACGCGTAGGACCAGACGTTATCTCGCCATGCGACGAAAGCCATAGCCTCTGCCGCCCACCTTGGGATTGTTGACCCAATGTAGGATGCCAACGTTACGCCGTCGCGAAACTGCTTCTCACGCGCCGTAATGTCGACAAAGTTCTGGATGGCGTTTTCGTAGTCGGTGATGGTGGGAGCTGGTGAATTGCTGCCGGTATATGGCAAAGGCGTGTTGCCCGCCTCGAGCCACGCGACATACTCTGCCGATGACACCAGGCAGCTTTCGTGAGACCCATCTTCAAGTACGCGGAAAACCACAGCCTCGCCTTCGTATTCAGGCGGCGTCGCAAGCGTCCATATGCTCATAGATCCGCTCCTGTAAAGTAAATGTTCAATGCTCCACTGCTGGCGCGAAGCCAGCCTGCGTGGGATGGCGTGTACCCGGAGCCTGAAGTGGTGATGGAAATCTCACCGGCAAGTTCGGAAGTAAGGCCGCCAAAAGACCATCCCGTCACTGCCTGCTCGGCGGCGAAGGTGGTAAATGCACCAGCTCCAAAAACCATCACACCTGTGGGCTTGACTCTCGCCCTAACCAAAAAAGGAACCGTGAACACAGCCTGAGAATTCGTGGTAGCAAATCCGAACGTCGGCATGCCGCCCGAAGAATCAGACCTGATACCAGGCAGATATCGACGGCACAGCATCTCCTCGACATCTTGCGGCCGACCAGAGAACGCGCTGACATAATCAAGCTCAAGCTGGGGCAGGCTGAGCGTTCCCGTACCAAATTCAACGGTGACATTCGCGGAAGCGTCGAGGTCAGCAAACACCGTGCCGGACGCGCCGTAAGAACCCCCGTTAATGCGACCTTGGGCTGTCCCTGACCAAGAGAGCCAATATCTCCCAGCCTGCCCAGCAAAGGCCCGAGATTCAATAGTGTGCTGAAGCGATCCCGCAGTAATTGTGAACGTTGTTACCCCGTTGGAAGTGGCGAACGTGTATGTGCAGCCGGAAGTGCCTGCCTTCATTCTGTCGTGACCAAACGCGCCAGCCGCCAGCGTCACAGTCCCGCTAACGTTCCGCGTGTTCAATGCACCAAGTGCGTTCATGATCTTGTTGCGGAAGTTGCTGATTGGAACTGCCGCAAAGGAACGGACCTCGGCGGGAGTCAGGCCGACAATCGCTTTGCCGGTCGTGGACCCAAAGCCCGCAACCTGTTTTGCTGTAGTGCCGCCGTTCGGGCCGACTACATCGCCCGTGCCGGTGCCATCCAGCCCCTTCGGCAGGCCGAAGTCGAGCCTCACAGTGTCCGCATCGACAACAACAGGCGTCACGGTGGCCGACGAGCCCGCAGGGAGCGTCGTGGTTGGGCCAATCGTGATCTCGGTGTATGGGCCGCCGGGACCGACAGGACCGGTTACGTAGGACGGCGCACTCCAATCACCCGAAGTTGCCGAATTCTTGAAGTAGAGCGCCGATCGGCCGTCTCCAATATCGATGACGAGAACGGCGAAACCAGCGGCGGCGCCGTTGTAAGCCGCCCTGCCCGCAAGGTTCGGCACAAACACATCGTAATCGACGCCCTGAATGAGTGCAGCTTTGTTGATCGTCCCGAACACACCCGGACCGATACCAATCGGAATGTCATCCGTGCCGACAGAAATTTCAGAAAGGCTGTCGAGGTTACCGCCGCTCAGACTGAGCATCAACCGCCGCATGGCTTCGACGGCAACGATGGTCGGGTTTGTCAGCTCAATCTTATACGGCGCGTCCGTCTGAGCAGGACCTGGCCAGTCGTCGGCAAGCAAGATCTCAGTGTTGCTGACAATAGCCTCAATGACGATCGGACGGCCAACATGAATGCCGAACTTGTCACCCGCCTTGATCGGCGTCATGCCCGCAATTTCAGTCAGCCAGCCCGTGTCCGTGCCGACCACGGTTCGAGAGCTGACAGCGACGGTTGCTGTGCCGTCGCCGTACCAGGTGGTATTGGCCATTATTCGGATACTCCATCGATTTCGCCGCGCGCATCGCGCAGATCGGCCTCAAGACCGCTGATCCTGTCGAAAAGGGATTTTTGCTCTTCTTTCAGCATTGCGACATGCTGGGCGAGCAACAGCGTGCGCTGCTTGAGGAATTCTTCGCGCACTTCCGCTTCTTGCAGGGCGACGATGACGCCGACCTGCATCTGGTTATTTGCTGACATTAATTGATCCTATTTCGGGATACCGAAGATGTAATAGCGGATGCCAATCACCGGCGAGGAAGGATAGGTGTAGGAGACGCTGTAACTGCCGCCGCCGTTATTGACGACGCGAGCATAAGCGGCCGCTCCCGAGAAGGTCGTAAAGACGGCGGCGTTGGGTTGGATTGTAACGTACGAACTGTCACCAGAGTCCCTCCACGAGAAACCGACAGTCGGATGATTGACGCGATATTTGGCCGTGATCGGTGGTCGGATCATCTTGGAGTAGGAGTTTTCGCCACCGCTCTCTCCCCCGTAACCAGAATGTACCGTCATGTATCGGACGATCGGATAAAAGTTCGTCGTATCAATCGGGATCGATGTATTTTGCGCACCGCTGCCCACGCCAAAGTAACCTTGGGCGAGCATCGAAATCGCAGGCCACCGGCTGTCGATCACGATGTCAGCAAAGGCTGGCGGATCCGCTGCCCCGGCTCGCAGGAACTGGACCACGGTTTCGCCATTGACGTCGAACATGCGGAACACATCGTTGTTTCCGACAGTTTGCGGAGTCTGGTCATAGGCAACAACCATGAACCGGGCGCGACATCCTCCATTCGGATTGCTGAAATAAAGCCTGTCTCCGGCAATTCGCCAGTCCGCACCACTAGGAGCTTCATGGGGGTTGGCAGGATAAACGATCGTGCTCCCGGTATAGAAGTTGACTATGCAGATAGTTCCATCGGGGACTGCAATCGGCAGCACATATTCAGAGCCGCCCGAAGGAACAAAGATATCATCAGCCGCAACTATCTTGGTCGGACGGTTGCTGCTGTCGAACGCCAGCTGCGTTCCAAAGGCCGTGTCGACATCGTAACCAGGCTTGGCGACCTTTAAGCCCGTGCTGTCAATGTTGATGGCCGTATGAGCTGGATTGGGCGTGAGTGGCGGCGCGTCGACGATGCCAGCCTCGTCGCCCGGCAAATTCCAAACGACGAGTTCATTGGTCAGATAGTTGTAATTGCCCGTGTTGACGGGGCCGAAGACATTAGACACCGCCAGCACGTCGCCGATGGTTCGATAGTTATTATCAACGAGCGTGCGGTTGTTCAGCTTCCATCCAAAATCGGACTGATCGTTGAGCGGCATAACCGTCGCGATCCGTTCACCGCGACTTTCATAACCGTAAGTACTGACGATCGACCGTGAATTGACGTAGTAATTGTCGGTGATCCTCCTAACCAGTACGTCAAACAGAGGCAGTGTATAGTTCAGGCCCGGAAAATACGCCGCGCGGTAGAAGACGCGGTTCTGTGTGACGGTGCTTGGATAACGCCAGCTGCGTAATGTAAACGTGTCGTTGCTGGATCCTGGCGGATAGTTGTAGTCAAAATCACGGAAGGGCTGCGTATCTCTTCCCGCAATCTTCGCCTGAACAGCGAATTTTGAATTGTAGAGAAACGCACCCAGCGTACTGTCATGTGTCAGTGCAGGGTCAAGGTTACCCTTTGTGATTTTGACGCTACCCACGCCCTCGTAATCCAGCCCGATGTGGACTTGGGTCATGACCTGATCCTTATCCGACCGTTTGTGATGTCGATCGTCATTTTCCCGTTGGCACCCTCAATCAAGCCGGTCTTGAGACGACGAACATTCGCGGTCAGGAGCGTGAGTTCGCCGTTTTCAAAAACGAATGGATATTCCAGCTTGGTATCGTCGTCGCTCACCATGACGACCTGACCGGCCTTCATGATGATGCGCGTCGGACTTGCCGGGTTCGACGGTACATCCATCAGAAATGAGGCCGAGCGATACTGCCCATCATCAACAGCGGCCTGGATGCCGTATCTGGCTGCATAGCCAGACGGGGCAGCAACCGCAGCCCACGCGATGTTTATAGACGCGGTGTTGCCACCCAGTGCCGCCGTCAGACTTTCCACCTTGCCGGCGACGGCCATGGTTTCATTAACGGCGAGCTGGATATCTTCGCGATATTCAGCTCGGGCCGCACCAAGCTCGACCGAAAGCTCTCTGGCGAGATTGCGCGTGTCCTTATAGGCAACCGTTGCCATTTCCATCTGAGCGGCAATCAAGCCGTCGATGGCTTCCTGTGCCGTGCGAGCGCTGTTTCGGAGCCAGCCTAGAGCCTCGTTAATGCCGGTAAGATCGATATCGACATAAACGTCAAGATCGGAAAGAAGCACGTTCGGCGTGATCACCGGAATGAAGCCCGACCAAAGCACTGGCCTGTCGCCACCGGGAATGTAACGTCCGCGCACAACGTAGCTCTCATTCGCCAACAGGCCTTGCGACACCAGCATCGAGCCTACCTGTGGCTGATCGGTCCGGCCTTCCGTGACGCGATCAAGCGTCGCCTGCAGACGCACCTCGTATTCGATACCAATAACATCGTCCAACCGCCCATCACTGTTATCCCAAGTAATACGGATGGCTGGTCGGCGATCCTGACCGGTACTGTCTTTCACCGTCGCCGGTTCCGCATACCACTCGATTATCGGCTGCGGCGTCGGACGAATGACACCAAGCTGGCCATCAACCGGCGGCTTGAATTCGGTATCGCTACTCCAGTCGTAATCGGCCGGATCAACCTCAGTGATGTCGATCATCACATCGAGGTTGGCGCGATCGGCAACGCCGTCGATCCGCATCAGTTTGGCAATGTAGCCGTTGCGCTCTGACGTCCACGAAAACACCGTTCCCGGCGTTGCGTAGGCCCAGAACTTCGGCGGCAGGACAATTGTGTGCCTGCGGAAGCGTCGAGCCTCCTCAAGCGCCGACTTCATCAAGCGCTGAACCTGTTCCGGATAAGGAACGAAGTTAAGGTCGACATCAGCCATCAGGCGGCGATTGCCGTCGATCGCCTCAAGGTCCGTTCGGTACAGGGGCGGTGCGGTCTTGGCAACCCAGCCATCTGCAGGCGACGGATAATTTGCCGAAACCCCGTTGATGGTATCAGCGAGCCCGAGGAATGGCGTAAACTCCTGCTCTTCCGTCGATAGGATATCGTCGTCAGTGAAGGCGATGACCGGAGCCTCCGGCGCGCCGGAGTGGAGATAGTAGACACCCCCGACTTCCGATATCCGGCCCTGGCACGCCGTCAGCAATGATTCGACTGCAGATGCCAGTGGCGCTTCGACCTGGATCTCACCGCCGCTGCGGTAGGTGTTCACCCAACCCGTGGATTCCAGAATACCGGCGCGATGCTTCTCGATCTGCGCAATCCACGCTGCAGCAGGCAGGCGCGCAGCGGCCATGTTCTGGAGGCCATAGAACCACTGGCCATTGTAGCTGATGCCGCGCAGTAGATTGTAGATCTGGACTGCCGGAAGGAAGTCCCCATCGCCGCCCCACGTCGCCGGATCTGCATAGCGCTGCGGACCAGCACCGCCTTGCGTGCTGTCGCGCGAGATATCGTATAGGCGCAGGCCTTCCAGCACGAACTTGAAGGACGGCACACCCGAAAACATGTTCTTCGAGACGCGAGCCGTAACGATCGCATAAGCAACGCCGCGTCCGATACGATCCGGGTTCCACCACCTGTTGCCGTTCGATACGGACGTAAACAGGAAGCTATCGGCCGTTGTTTGCGTGCCGTCATAGAACTTGACCCAGAGACTATCGGGGTACTCGTTGACCGCATAGCCGCGATCCGTCAGGCCGCCGAGCGTCGCGCGCTCGCCATTCACCCAGACTTCGGCAAGTCCGCGCACCGGCAAATCCGACAGCGCGATGACCTGCGTCAGGTAAGCGTTCGGCGTATCGCCGTCCTGACCCCACGTGTTGACGAACACGAGGGAGCCGGCGGTCGCGGTGCGGCCCATGATGAAGGAGCGCGGAACATCGCCGCCGCCCTGCAGTGTGCCGTTGATTGAAAATGTCGGGTCTTTCGGCTGGCCTGCGATCGACTTGGCTAGAAGGCTGAGGCCGACGCCAACAGCGGTCTTCAGCAGGAACGCGCCGACTGCGCCAAGGCCGCCAATAAATCCAGAGACAGCCGAAATCGCGCCGCCGATCGCAGCCGCGATGCCAGAAAAGATAGCCATCGATTTTCCTTGGGATGCGCTGCGCGCGCCGCGCCGCTAAAGCGGCTTCATGAAGTGAGTTTCGACAGCGCTGTAACCGCGCCGCTCGTAGAGACTGGAGACGTCATTGGTTGCCAGCGAAGCCATACCGACAGAGACGCAGCCGACCGACCGCGCCTGCGCCTCGTAAGCATCAAGCATTTTGATTGCACCTCGGCCTCGCGCTTCTGGCGTGACGTACCAGACCGTTTCCTTGGCAATGCGACCTGCGCCAAAGGGATGATCGAATGCGGACGCCATCAAAACACCCTGTGCTCGCTCCCCTGTAACCAGCACACATGCCATTGGAGAAAGCATGTGCTGCTGAAACAACCGATCGGCATAAGCGGCCTGGAATGGGAAGGTGAAGCCTGCGGCCTCATGGCTTTCGCGCAGGAGCGCCACAACGCGGTCGCGGTCATCGGCAGTAGCGAAGCGGACATCCATCAGAACAAACCTAAAAACTTTTTCCGCTTCTTCGGCTGCGTCGCGACCTTGCCCTTCTCAGAGCCCCAGAAGAACTCCCACTCGGACGAGGTGTCTGCATCGGTGTAAAAAGCATCACCGGCCTGTCGCAGCACCTGCGTGGCGTGACTGCGCGTCGACGGGTTCGAACGCGTCATTTCCTGCGTGTGGCTGGCGCAAACCATCGTCACGCTGCCTTCCTCATTTTCCGAAGGCGTGTTGATCGTGATTGTGTCGACGAAACCAACGAAGCGGCATTCAGCCGGCGCGACCATCTGCCGGCTGTCCGGATCAAAAAGTCCTCGGTAGATTTCGACGCGAGCCTGGCGGCAGTCATATTGCCGCACCAGCGTCTGAACGTGCTCACTCACCTGTGACAGGCGGATATTGACGTTCTGCACTGAAAGGTTGGCAACGAGCGGAATATCATCGATCTGCACCAGCGTGCCGGAGCCATACCAGTCACGCGTGACCGGCAGTCCCGTGTCGGGGTGCACGATAGCCGCCGACACGTTGCCGACATCCGACCACATGCCGTCGGTGACTGGCGCACCAGTCGCGCGATCGCGCGCAACGAACCAGAGGAAGTCACGCGCCACCAGCTGCCGCGCCTCAAGCGCAGCAAGGTTTTCTGCTGAGATGTTTCTCATTGATTTCCCTTAGCGGGCTTCGATCGCCTGAAACGTGACCGTGCCGCGACCGGTGGCCATGTCGGCTGTTGTCGAGATCGAGCCGGGCACGATCGCCATGATGCAGGAAGGCTTTACCAGCGTCGCCGCCACAGGCGCCGTGACACCGGGCCATAGATGCGGACGAACCTCAAACTGCGTTGTCACTCCGCCTGCGCTGGCCGTCATAGGCTCCATCACCATATGCAGGTCTTTGTCGCCAATCTGGATGTAGTCGCCTACCGAAACCTTGTAGCCAGCGGGAAGGCCTGAAAGCGAGGTTGCCTTGCGGTTACTCGCAATCGTGGCCACCTGCCCCACACCGGCAAAAGCGCCACCGGTTGGCCAGCTCCCGTTCGGATACGCGACCGGGAAACAGCGAGACTTCGGGAAGGCGCGAAATGTCTTGAGCCCGTTTTCCAAGCTCGTCAGCCGCGCGCGCCAGTAGTCTAGCTCGTTCGGCTTCATCGAGCGCGATTGCGCCGTCATCTGCCAGAGCGGCGAGCCCATGTCCTTGACCACCGTCTGGCCGCCTGCTGTGCGCGACTGCTCCTGCCGCCAGAGCAGGTTGAACTCAGTCGACCAGCCGGGGAACTCATCGAAAAACGAAGTTGGGAGCGGGTATGTGATCGTCATGCCTTACCCCAACTTCACGTTTCGTTTCTGAGCCGATCGGACGGCGGCTTCGACGCGGCCTTGCATTTCTGCACCCTGCTTTGCGACAACCTTTTCCAGCCTGGCCACAGCGGCAGCATCAGCTCCACGCGCGTCGATGACGGGCGCGTAGTTGACCTTCACTGCGTTGTCGTTGGCCGGTCTTAGCGAGGGGATTGTTGGGACCGAAATCCCGACCGGACCGCCGTTGGCGTAGCCTTTGCGCAGCGCTTCAACTGCCCCTACTCCACCGGCCCGCGCCACGTCGGCTTGCGACCAAACGACCTCGCCTTTGTGCACGATGCCAGCAGGCTGGTATTTGCCGCCCGGACCCGTAAAGCCGCCCTCTGAGAATAGCCCGCCTGACAGGCCGGCGTAACGAGACGCTCCACCTCCGAACAAACTCAGCAGTCCCCCCAGAAGCCCGCCACTGCCGCCAGCCGCGCTGTTGACCTTGAAGATGCTATTGAGCACATCGTCTAGGAGCGCATCTGCAATGCGGCTGAGCGCGCCAGCGAACGCATCCGCGGCACTCTCGCCATGGATCAAATCGTCGATAAAGCCGCGCGTTGCGTCCCTCGCGACGTTGTTCCACTCATTCAGCTTTTGCTGTTCCTCTTGCGCTTTTCTAAGCGCCTCGGATTGACGAGCATATGCAGCAGACTCCTGCTCGATTGCAGCAATCTTGTCGGGCGAAAGCGTGATGCTTTCGAGGTCTTTTTCGCCCTTCTTGCGCGCCTCTTCGCGAAGGTCGGCCAGCGCCTTTTGCTCCAGGTCTAGCGCTGTACGGCGCTTAACTTGAGCCTCATTGGACAAGCCAATAAGGTTCATTTCCTGGCGCAACGCCTCGGTCCTATCTCGTACAGCCTGAAGGTCTTCCGCAAAGCGGTCGGATGCCGTCTTCTTTGGAGCCCTTGCCCGCTTCGGCGTACCGAAACCTCTGTTTTTGTCTGTATCCAGATCGGACGGTCGGCGTTCTGGTGTGGGGCCGTTGTCCGGAAGGGGGAACTGTGTTCCTTGGATTGTGGCGTCAGCGCCGAATTGGGAATCCTGCTGGCCTGCTCCGCGCCACGTCCTCGGATCATTGATTCTGGAGGTCGCAACAGAGGTGACCTCATTGACCTTTTGGACGCTATCCGCTGCAGTCAGCGCTGCCGCTGACAGTGTGGAGAAGTATTTGGCGAACTCAGCGAGTGCAGGAATACCAGTGCTGTTGATCGCCGCACTTAGAGCGGCCTGCACGCGGTCGACATCTTCAGTCTGTGCCTTGCCTTCTTCGGCAGCCTTCGCGAAGTCATTGAATGCTGACTGGAGGTTCTTGATAACGTCAGCTTCTTCACCTGCAGACTGAAGTTGCGAAACCAGATCGGCAATGGTGGCACGCGTACTTTCAACCTCTTTGCGAACGTCAGCGAGCGTATTGGTATTTACAATGTCGGCGCCCTTGGTGAGGTCGGCATTGTCCTGCGCTCGTTTCAGCTGGTCGGCGTAGTCGCGCAAAGCGGGAACGGCATCGCCCCAGCGTTCGGCGACCGCAGCAATCAGCGCAGCTTGCTCTTTGAGCACTTCGGCGGACTTATCGCCTTCGCTCATAATCGTCGAAAAGTACTGAAATGCCGCTGTGCCTGCGGCGATGACGCCAATCGTTACCAGCGACAATGGAGAAATCACCGACGCGAAAGCAGCCGCAAGACCTTGGCCGACACCCTGCCCGCTATCCTTTATCTGTTGCAGGACGGCCGAAAGCTGGGTGCCCTGCTGCAGGGCGATCTGGATGGGAGACATCCCCATCGCTGCGGTCACGCCGATGTCCTGGAACTGAGCGGCAATGTTTGCGGTATTGAAGCTGTTGCCGCTACTGGTCGTGACCGTAGCCTTCAGCGCAGCGTTGCGACCCTTAATTGCCGCGGTCGACGCAAGTGCCGCCTGTCGCTCCCTCTGAATCGCATACGCCATCTCGTTGGCAGAAATTGCGCCGGCGGCATGGGCCTGCCGAATTTCGGCGACCGCGTTCTTATAATTCGAAATTGTTGCGAACAACGGGCTGTATTTGGCGCGGAGGCGATCAAGCTCTTTCTGCTGATCAGCGAGAACCCCGTTCCATTCTTTTGCTGCCGTCGTACCGATGCCCACCATGCTGTTGATGCGATCCTGCATCGAGGTGGTGAGCGAGTTGTTGATAGACTTACCGGTAGCGGCAAAACGTTTCTCAATGCCGTTGGATGCTGCTCCTACGTCCGACACCAGCCGATTTAGCGCACGCTTTACGGTTGCAAGATCGGTGCTGATTGAGATAATCAGATCATCACTGTTGTTGCCGGCCAAGTCGGTGTCCTAACGTGAAAAAGCCCGCCAATGGCGAGCCGAGAAGGATGGATATGCCCAAGTGCAAACGATGCGGGACGGACTATTATCTGGGCGGGAAGGACGGCCACTGCGTTGACTGTGAAGAAGCGGTCGCGAAAAGCGACGGCGACGCCAAAAAGCAGTCGATCATCATGACGACTTCGATTGACGTGCCCAACCGTGAAGTAGATAGCGTCATATCGATCGTCGCGTCCGAAGCTGCCCTCGGCATGAACATTTTCAAAGACGTGGCCAACAATTGGCGCGATTTCGTTGGTGGTCGGGCAAATTCATCTCAAGCCTCCCTCAAGGAGGCACGTCTCGCGTGTTTGGACGGCCTCAGGTCAGAGGCCTACGCGATCGGAGCTGACGCCGTGATATCGGTTGACCTAGATTACAACCAACTTGCTACGGGCGGCACGGGTGGCATCCTTTTTGTCGCCGCCACTGGTACGGCGGTCAAGCTGAAGCCAACCTAACCCCCGTACTTCTTGATCAATTCATCCATTTCTTCGTCAGACGGTGGCGCCACGGACTTTTTGGCTCCGTTCGCTTCGGCCTTGCCCTTCACCGCAAGGGTGAACTCGGTCAAGCTAGACGCCCAGAAAATTGCAGGTGTCCAGCCAAGGCCACCGAATGCGATCTTTTGCCAGTCACGCCAAGGGAAAGGTTCTTCTACGCCGCCTTTTGAGCGGCTTCCCCGTTTCCCTCGTCTTCCTCATCAAAATGATGAGACAGCGCCTCGGAAATCGCCTTGGCGACGGCGCCGAAGTGCTTGAGCTTCAGCGCGCCAATTGCCGCGACTTTGTCGCCGCGCACGGTAAGCAGGTCGATTGCGGCCACAGTAGCGGCCGGCTCGACGCCTGAAAGGCGAAGAAACAGATCAGACATGCTCTTGCAGGAAAGGCGCGAAGACACAGCGGCAAGTCCACCCATCTCAGCGACGATGACCAGCGGTTCCTTGCCAACGAACAGGCCGACTTCGCCTCGCGCGCCATTCACTTCAAGCGGGAACGGCTTTTCAGCATTGGCCAAATTACACCTCCGCAACGAACGTCAGAACGCCGGCAGCAACGAACGTGGCCGTGAATTCCATGTTGCCCTCCATCTCGCCGCTGAACTCGAATTCAGAAACAAACCAAGGGCCGGTGTAAGTACCCAAGCCAGGAACGATCACCTTGGCATTGAACTTGGTAGCATCATTGACATGCGTCATGAACGCGGTGTTCGAAGCGCTCTTAACGAACTTGCCGGAACCAGAGAACGTGCGATTCTTGATGCCCGGCTCTGCTGTTTTCTGCGGCGTATTCTCTGGATTGACGCAGTCCGTGATGGTTGTGTCGACCTCATTGGCGGACATATTGAAACTGCGGGTCGTGAGACCGCACAGGTTCGAAAAGACTTCAGGAGTTTCGCCGTCACCGATCTGGATGAGCAGCGTACGACCAATCTGTTGACCGTCGGCCATTTGTAAACCTCAAAAAGTAGGGGTTGGTGGCCAATCAGGCCGATGTTTCGACGAGAGCCATAAACTCGACGACACCGTGGGTCGTGACTTCGTCCGGGTCTTTTAAATGACGGGTGTCTTGCCGCGTGATCGATATCAATCGATGTGAGGGCAGCACTAATGGCGCTTCATCCAGAGCCTCGACGACCTCGTGAATGATTTCCTTTAGCTCCTTGAAGCCTCCGGAGTATTGCGACCAAACGTGGATCGTCACGTAGATGAGGTTCGATTTCAGACAGTCGACATCATCCCTGATGACTTGGCTTTCGCCGTATTCGACGTATGGGAACGGTGCGTTGGTCGGCGGTCTATCATAAATTCTTTGCGCCACCTTCGCCGTCAGACCTGCTCGCGCCTTTAGCCTCGCAACGATGGCACCCTGGAGTTCTAGATCTGGGTTAGCCATTACTTTTTCATGGCCTCCCTTACGCCACGCCAGACGGCGTCGTTGATGCGCTTCTTCGCTTTTGCCCTAAATGCTCGCCATGTCGGGAAAATATGCGGCTGCGCCCTCGTGCCAGGGTGCATCTTTGCGCCGGCTGCCTGTTTCTTACCGGCAACCGTACCGCCCCCCTTCGCAACGTTATGCGGCCGTGTGCCGAACTCCAAAAAATGCCAAATCCACGCAGCAAAAACGCCAGTCGCATCCGGATCCTTACTGGCCGATGCGCCGACAAGTGCTTTCGCAGCCGGTCTGTCGGAAATCTTGGCGCCCTGTATAGATGCAGCGTAGTCGCCAGCCGTTGCGCTGTTGCTTATCGGCGCTCGGTCGGAGATTTTATCGGCGGCTTCGGTAGCGATCTGTAGCTTCGCTTCGGCGGAGTACTTGTTGGCGAGCGGAGCGACCTGATTGAGCTTCTTCGTCAGCGCTTCGCGGCCTAAGACTTTTGCCTTGATCACGACGCCTCCCCCTGCACCACAAGCAGCTCGATCCACTGGTTGCGTTCGTCGATGTTGACCGCAGCCTTGATGGCGTAGAGCACACCGGTGCGTTTGTTCCGCGCCCGCCACGCTGGCGTGATAGTGCGTGTGCGCTCGTTGCTGCGAACAGTCATGGTGAAGGGCTGCATGCCTTGCAGTCGGCTGGCTATGACCGTTTCCGATCCGACTCGCGGTTCAAGTCTGGCCGGTTCGACAAATTGCTCAGCAAAGCCGACCACAACGCCGCCATACCCATCATCGCCCTCAACCTCGGCCTCAAAGCCGATGCGCTCACTCAGCGAGCCTGCGCCCGCCCTCTTGCGTTTTGGCATTCGGTCGATCCTTGGTGGGTTCGGCAGCCTTAGCCGCTATTGCAGCCGCGGCGCACTTGCGAGTGACGTTGTAGAGACCGGCCTGATAGGCGATTGTGAAGCCTGGCTGGCGCCAGTCGAACGGTTCATGGAAGCGGAGCCACATAGTCATCCGCCACTGTTCGCCAGACACGCCACGGTGCCAGAAGCATCCGCACTGCTCGCGGAAGGACTGCGTCGCCCGTTGCCTTCGGGTCAGGCTCTCGCACCTCGTAAAGATCGCCGGTCACAAGAAGGATCGCGGACACGATTGCGGGCGTTGCAGCGATGCCGTCGGCGGCCGTGGGTGTTTCGCCTGCGGCTACCACTTCGCGATCAAGATGCTGCGCAACGATGCTTTCAGCGGCGTCGCGATAAAGGCCGATCTCCGTGTCCTCATCTTCATGAAAGACACGGAGATGCTTCTTTACGGTTTCGAGATCGACGATTGGCATATCAGGCCGCCACTACTGCGGACGTCGGCGCACTTGTGACGGGCACACTGCCCTTGTCATTCGTGGCCGTGACGCGGACCGTGATGGCCTTACCAACGTCGCCGGCGACCGGCACATAGGTAGCCGCAGTGGCGCCAAAAATCGCGACGCCAGCAGCGAACCACTGCCGCGCAAAAGTTGGTGAACCAGACCACGTGCCAGTTGTCGACGTCAGCGTCTGGCCAACCTGCGCGGTGCCAGTGATGGCAGGTGCAACAGAATTTACCGGTGAGCCGATACCGTTGACGATACCGGCGCCGATATAGGATGCGACCCTGCGCTTACGAACCTTCGTTGACAGCATCGGGTTTGTCCTTCTTCTTCGTCGAACGAGCAGAGGAGATCACCGGCTTGTCATCGGCTTCATCCGCGACGTCATCTTCAGCAGAGGCTTCAACTTTCGCCTCGCCAACGATGTCGACAAGGCCCTGCGCCTCGAGCTGCTTCGCCTCGCCTGCCTCGACCTTGAACGGATCGCTCTTTTTGGTCTTCAGTTCTTTGCCAACAGCGAAAGTGCGCTTGGCCTTCACTTCCAGAAAATCGGTCATGTTCACTCCCTTTCAAGAAAGGGGAGCCGAAGCTCCCCATAGGTCAATCAGGCGCCTTCGACATCGCCAGTCACGAAGGACTCGGGGCGATAGACTGCGAACGCCAGGCGCTCTTCGGCGCGGATGGTGAACATGTTCTTCTCGAAGTCGTCGACGTTCTCGCTGGAAAGCAGAACCTCGATTTCCATGCGATCGAAGATCTGGGCAGCGAAGCTGAACGCGCCGGTCAGGAACTCGCCTGCGGCCATGGCCTGCGTCGAAACGACCGGCAGGTTCCAGAGCGTCGGAGTGAGCGAGCCCTGCGGATTGCCGATGATGTAGTTGCCGCCGGCATCCTTGGTCAGTTCGATCTTCGCCCAGTCGATCGGGTTCAGAACGAACGCTGTCGCCGGGTACTCAGCAAGAACCACCTGCAGCACTGCGAGACGAAGGCGGTCGATGCCAGTTTCGTCAGCAGCGGTAAATGCCGGGTTGAATGCGGTTGCCTGCGGAACCAAGCCGTGGATGTTCTGACCGGTGCCAGAGCCATTCAAGAGCTGATTTTCTTCGGCAAAGCGCAGACCGTAACGAGCGCGGCCGTCGATGTAGGAGCGAAGCGCGGGCGCGTCGTCTAGGATCTGGCGAGAGGCCTTGAACAGGTGCGCGATCGTGCGAACCGGCGCGGACGTCATATCGAACGTCAGATCCGAATAAGGCTTTGCAGTCGTTTCAGCGACCGGCGCAGCATTGTTCGTGTAGCCCGTTTCCTTGACGTACTCGATCGAGCTCGAAGCAGTCTGACCAGGCAGAACGAGATCGCGGATCGTCAGCTGACGCTCAGGCAGACCAAAGATCCCAGGAACGCGAGCGCCGGGGACCAGAGACGTACCCTGAGAGCGTCCGGCGCCGACAGTGGTATTGGCAGAGGTGATTGCAGCACGGTCAGCCTTTACGCGGATTGAGCCGCGCGATGCACCGGTGAGCATACCGGCCTTGAACTCCGCAGAATCGATCACGAGGTCGCCGAGCGACTTCTGCTCGTTTTCGCCGATTTCGTTTTCTCGAGCGGCGCGCTTCTCAAGGTCGCCGAGGCGGGTCGTAACGTCGCCGAGCTCAGACAGAGCCTTGTCGGTCTTTTCCTTCAGCTCAGCGGAAACGTCTGCGCCCGCACGAACCTTTTCGGTCAGGTCCGAACCGAGATTCTGCACCTGTTCCTTGATCGACGCAAGCGAAGTACCGAGCTCGCCGATCTTATCGGCAAGTTGATTATCAGCCATGAGTGGCTCCTTTATCGAATGAGTGGTGATTTTGCTTCGGCGATTAGCCGGTCAATGGCTGCCAAAGCAGCAGCATCCGCATCGACGTCAGGAGCCCCCTGACCATCCTTGAGGTAGAGCCGAGCGGCCCGCTCCGCCTCAGAGCCCGACAACCCCATCAGTCCCCTGATGCCGTTCTCGAACTCGCGTTTTGTAATTTGCTCGCCGGCGGACATCTTCGCGACCAACGTCTCTGCGGCCTCAGCCTTCGCGGCGTTAGCGGCCTTGATGCGCCTCACCGGAGCAGGCTCGACGTCGGCTCCGTAGCGGGCCAAGGTCTCGTCAAGCGTCGCAACGCGGTCGACCATGCCGCGGTCCATCAACGCATCGGCGTAGAAAACTCGGCCTTGGCCATAATTGTCTTCGACTTTGCTGACGGTCACCCCTCGCCCTTCGGCGACTGCTGCGACGAAGCGATTGTACGAGCGGTTAATACCGTCCTGCACATGCGCCAGCGCTTCCTTGCCGAGCGGTTCGGTCTCGTTGCCTTCGACCTTGTGTTTGCCGGCAGAAATGTACGTGCGTTTGATGCCGCGCTGCTCAAGGGCAGCAGAAAGATCGTCGTGGGCGGTGTAGACGCCGATCGAACCGGCGCGGCCGGAAGGCGTGACGACAATTTCGTCGGCCGACGCCGCAATCCAGTAAGCAGCGCTTGCCGCAAGGCTGTTGACCTGCGCGATGATCGGCTTTTCGCCACCACGTAGCTTGCGGATTTCCGTTGCGAGCTCGTCGGTGCCTGGGACCGTCCCGCCTGGGCTGTCGATGTCGAGCACGACAGCCTTGATATCCTCGTTCGAAAGCGCTTTGTGCAGCGCTCTCTTGATGCCGGCATAGGAAGTGCCGCCGCTCATCGCGGAAAACAGGTCCATTTTATCGGCCAGAACCCCGTAAACCGGGATTACGGCGACGCTGCCGCTGGTTTCAGCAATTTCCTTGGCGCGCGCGTCGTCGATTGATGCCGCGAACTCGGACGAAAACAGCTTCTCACCTTCGGCCCGCGCCACCAAAACATCAGCCAAAACGCCCAGTTTTTCGCGCTGAATAGCCCAAGGTTCGGCCAGAAAGGCCGAAATCAGGTGTTCAAACTTCATGATTTTCCCTTATGCAGCGCGCGCTGCTGGCGTTGGTGCCGGAGTTTCGGTCTTGCCGAGCGTATCGAGGCGCGTCATCGTGCCATTCACGATGGCTTTGTTGCCGCCGTCCACTGGCGCCTTGTCTTCGTAAGATCGAGCCTCATCGACGAGGTAGATGCCGTTCGTGACCATCTTCGACAGGAATTCTGCCCGCGCCGTGCTGTCGCCACGCAAGAGTTCTTCCATGTTGAATTTCACCTTCGTGGTCTTCCTGGTCTTTGCATCCAGCAGGTCACGATAGATTGCCGCCTCGATGCGCTTGAGCATCGGCCGCATACAGGTCTTGGTGAATTGGAGGATCAGCTGCTCGATGCCGCTGCCCCAGGTGGTCGTGCCGTTGGCTGCGTGCCCGATCATAACTGGCGGCACGCCGAAGATGCGGCAGATCTGCTCGACGCTGTACTGCCTTGCCTCAAGGAATTGAGCGTCCTTGGGGTTGATCGACATTGGATACGGCTTGAAACCGGCCTCCAATACCGTCACCCCGCCCGCCTTTTCGGCACCGGCGAACTGCGTCAGCGTGTCGGATATCTGCTTACGCTGCTCAGGCTTCAGGATTTGATCCGAGCTGACGATGAGCGAAGAAAGCAGGCCGTTCTTGAACATTCGGCCAGCGACTTTCTCGCCCGCCAATGCGCTCCCGACCGTGTTGCGCACAACGCCGATCGGCGACATGCCGCGATCGCAGCCAGGCAGCCGGACGCCGCGGACGTGAAACATCTTGCCTTCGGGGACTCGGCGCTTTTTGCCGTCTTCCGTCACCTCGTAGTAACGCGTGTTCCGGCCGTCTTTCGACCGGCACACATCAACGCTCAGAGGGTGAAGGGGATTGAGCGCCACGAGGCGCTCACCGTTCATCTTCTTCTCGGCGAAGAAGTTGCCGTCGAGCAGCAAGCACATCGCTGCCATCGACCAGAACTCTGGCGCCGTGTCGTCCATGTTCGGCATGTCGTGCAGAAGCTCGTAGAGCGGAGCGTTCTTATCGACCGTCACGCCGTCCTCACCGTAAACGATGCAAGGAAGCGTGCCGGCCGCGTTCTGCACGAGGTTGACGCATGCCCAAACCGCATCAAGCGACAGGGCACTCTCAATTGTGACCGTCTCCCCGGACGTGGTGCCGAGGCCAAAGAAGCCTCGCCAGAACTCGCCGTCGGTGAGCTTGATGGGCCTTCCGACCCATCTCTCAAAAAAGCCCATCAGGCCTCACCACTAGGTTGCCCCGTCACCAGGTGACAGAGATGATGTTGTTGACGAAGTCGTCCAGGTTGCCGCTATCGCCGCCCTCATAGGTTCCGGCCATCGCCGTTGCCATCGCCAAGGCGACTGCGCCGTCGATACGGCGTTCGCGATTGTGTTTGACGAGCTTTCGATTGCCGGCAGGATCCGCTTTGACGGTGGCATTCATCATACACATCGTAAGCACAGGATGGTCGCCGTGGGCTAGGTTGCCGTTCAGTATGATGCTTTCGAGCTCGCGGAGAGCCGGCGACATCGACTGGAAGCCCTGCCCGAAAGGCTGGAAAACAGCGTCGTCGCCTTCTAGCTGATCGTCCGTGAAGCCGGCCTTCTGCAGCCATGGCTTCAGGTGCCTGAAATTCCATCGGTCGAAAGCGATCTTGCGGATATCCATCTCTTCGAACCGGTCGCGCAGGTAATGCGCAACAAACTCGTAGTCGACGGTTCTGCCTGGAGCGGCTTCGAGATGTCCATCCTTATGCCAGACATCGTAAGGCACGCGGTCGGCCTTTGCCTTCGCGCGTATCCCGTCGCCCGGCAGCCAGAACGTCGGCTTCACGTGCCAGATGGTCTTTCGGTCCTGCTCTTTTGGCGCCATGAGCACGAGAGCAGTCAGGTCGCTCACCTCAGAAAGGTCGAGCCCACCAAAGACAGGGAGACCATCAAAGTCCACAACTCGAGCGTTACACGCTCGCCAAATAGCCGGCGACACAAACGGAGCATTGGCATCGATCCTTTGATTGAGATGGAGCCAGCGAAAGCTGGCCTCCTCGGTCGGCATACGTGCCGCGCGCTCCGCGTCGTCGCGAACCGATGAAACGGACTTGAACTTACCGAGCGCAGGGTTCGCGGCCTTCCACGCTTCCTCGTCGAGGACGTCGCAATCAGCCGGAGCCGTGTAGAGGTGCGAAACCGTTCGTGGTGCTTTCGACGTCTCGGCATCGTCCAGCCATCGCGAGAACAAGTCGCCGTCGGTTGCCGCCTGCGTCGAGATGGCGAAGATCATCGCCTTATCGCCGTAGGCGCCTTGCGACGTCACGATCGCTTCAACGAAGTCGTCGTGCGGGCCTTTTATCTGGCCGACCTCATCGAGGATGGCTACCAGCGGAGAACCACCGTGAGCACTCTTGGCTTCCGCCGAGCTGGCGCGGTAAACGACGTTCTTGCGCAGACCGACAATCATCTTGCCTGACGGGACGATGCGATACAGCCCTTTCAGGCGCGGCGACATCATCAACATCTTGCTGGCGTAGTTGAAAACTTCCGCAGCCTGGTCGCGAGAACGAGCGCCCGACATGATGCGGCTGTTCGGAAACGCCTCCGGGCCAATCACATGGCCAAGCAAGAGGCAGGCGATAGTGGCCGTCTTGGAGTTCTTACGTGCGATCGACAAATACGCTCGCGACGTGCCGTTTGGGTTGTCATAGACCGACAGGATGAAGGCCACCTGGAAGTCCAGCAGCCTGATCGGCTGCCCGACCAGCGCGCCCTCTGGCACAACCAAGTATTCTTCCACAAAGCGGCACATTTTCTCGCCGCGGGTGAGCTCCGACGTCGGTAGTCCGCGCCAGTCGCGCAGAACCGGGATCGGGCCGCACTTGATGGCGCCGACCACGGCCTCAGAAAGCATTCATAACCTCAATCAGGCTAGGAGTTCGTCATCCACGCTCGCGCCCGCCTCAATCTCCTTGGCTTGGTCGCGCCGTTTGGCTGCGTCCCTCGCCTCGCCCTGTACGGCTCGCGCATGCAGCGCCAGCGATCGGCGGAACGAAAGAATGGAAGAAGCGTGCATCTGGACCACGGACTTGCGCGGGTTCGCCACGGGCGTGCCTTTTTCGGTGACTGCGACTGAACCTTCGGTGCGGAGCAGGTCCTGCTCCCTCACAAGGTCGGCCATCGTGCGAGCAAGCATTGCGGCAATCTCAAGCTGGTGCGCCGACCAATCGGCGCGGGCGTATTCGGCAATGACGTTCTTGAAAAACGGGATGTCACCGTCGTCGAGCGGCACGTTTTCCGGAAACTGGATCTCCTCAGATGCCGCCGAAGCGATCCTTATGGCCTCGTCAACGCTGTCGACGCGGCTTTTCTTCTCAGACATGCGGAATCCCCTCGCGCACGCGCGCTTGCGCACGCGCTAGGCAAAAATCTGTGTTTGCATTTGAAATGCGTTACCCCACCGGTCCTGCGGCGGTCGGTCAGCCACTTTCGATGCACCCCCTACCGGGTCACGCGGCGACCTTCATGTCCGGAAACTGATAGTTGATCGCATCAACGAGATGTTGGACACGCGCAAGCAGGTGACGATCACTCGCCAACCACCAGAAAGCATGATCTACGAACGTCCGCATGCGCAGTCCCTGAAGGCGGTCAGCATCGCCTTGGCGCTCAATGCGCAACACCTTGCAGCGCTTCATCATGTCCTTGCCCCGCAAGTCATAGATCATGCGCTCGACGTACCGTACCATGGCTGCGTTATGAACCACGACACATGCGCCATCATCAGGCAAAGCCATAACCATGGCCTTAGTCTTGCCGGTTCCACGCATCATCAGCCAATCTCCACCGGATATCCATCAACGCCAATGACCACCGCCCGCTGGCCTCGCTCGATGCGAGCCTTCAGCTTGTCGTGGCATGGAGCGCACAACGATTGCAGATTGCTTGGGTCGTAGAACAAAGCCTCATCACCCTTATGCGGCTCGATATGGTCACACACCGTAGATTCAGTGACATCCTCAATGGCCAAGCAGAACCGACACAAGGGCTCGGCAGCAAGCTGCGCCTCACGCAATCGGTGCCATCGCGCAGTCTTGTACAGGTGACGGTAGAGCGCGGCCTCCGCTGAGCGGCCGTAGGGTTTGGGCATTGCACTACACCCTTATGACGTGCAATGTTCAATGCTGGGTAGACATTGAGCTGGGGCAAGCAAGATGGATGGCTTTACAGAAGACGAGATTGCAGCAGAACTTCGTCGGCGCAGTAACGAAATGGCTAAGATCGAAATCGACCGAGCCAATAAATTTCGCCAGGATGAATTAAGCCGATGCGACACCGTTTGCTTGCATTGCGGCACGCCGGTTGTCTCGTACCTGACGACTGACCCAGAGAACCCTCTGTGCGACGTCTGCCTTGGTGACTAGACGCGTTGAATGTAGCTACGCCCTCAAAAACAAAAGCGGCCCGCTCAACCAACCAAGGGAACGGGCCGCACGATCACCATGCAAGCGGAGGAGAACGCGCATGGGATTGGGAAGCATCACGAACGCGCGGCAAAGCCCGCACCAGTTAGACCGGCCTTTAGGTAAGTGACGCTGTTGGTTGCGGAGGTGAGATTCGAACTCACGGCCTTCAGGTTATGAGCCTGACGAGCTACCAGACTGCTCTACTCCACGATAAAGGATCCCGACCAGCAACCACGCGTCCGTGGTGCACACCTGTCAATTCAGGGCCAAGCTTGCAAGCAGAGGATTGGGTCGGCCATTTGGATAGTTACCCGCTGCGTTCAGCGGCTGCACCGAATGCAGCATGACGGCGGGGCGGTCGCAACCGCAAAGGGGCGAAGGTATCTTTCGATACCCTCTCACCCCTCGGGGACTTGAATGCGCGTGGCATACGGTCCTATGCTGCGCGTTTTCGGAAGCGGCTTAGGGCCAGCTCGGCAAGCCGCGCCTCTCGCCTATCAATCTCCTGCCACTTAACGCTGATGAAGCCGATCGCGGTGCCGACTACAGCCCTACCGGCGACCGACGGCTGTGTCCGCTCACCGGCCTTCTTGCCGATCTCGGTATACGTTTGCCCTCCCAGCACGGCATCCTCAAAAGGTTCGACCAGCGGGCCAAGGGATGACCGGAGCTCGGCGAGGATTGGTTTGGCGTCGATGTGTTCGTTCAAGATTTCATCGGTGATCTTCACGTGTAGGCTTTCCGTCTTGATCACACCGCCAGAAGTCACGTTGTCGTTGGCCGCAACCACAGTCCTCCGTGGTGGTATCGAATGCGATCCCTTGCTTTTCTTGACCTTCGTAGAGATTTTGATTTCACCACTCGGGATTTCCTTCCAGTCGGACGCGGCGGCTCGGTCAATGTCCGCTTCTGGTGTGAGGCGTTTGGTTTCCCTGACCACTTCACCGCCATCGGCCTTGCTGTAATCCAACCCCTTCAACGGCTCCGCCTCACAGAGCGCCACAAGCCGGCGATAACGAAGGATGACGGTGACAAGATCTTCCCGCTCATCGCGGCGGAGCGCCTCAAGCAGCGGGAAGTCTTCGCCACGGCTCTGGACGCAGGCCGGATCGCCAATTGACTGTCGCTTCACTATTGCCCTCCGAATCTTCGCCATTTTCTTTGCCTCGTCCGCCGCTTTGGCTTTTGCCCTATGCCTATCTGCGGCACGATCTTCTGCACTTGGTAGAGCCCTAGGTGCGTCTCTGGGCTTCGTCTCCTCGATCGCCTCCCACTTACCATCCACTTTGCGGAAGCGAGTATTCGTCCTGTATGGATGCGGCTGGTCTCCGGTGAAGGCCACCCTGCCAGTGGCGTCAATGATCTGGTCTTCCTCGTTCATACCCATCTCCCCTGTGGTGCTAACGCTCGGTGGGCGCGGTTACTGCTGCTTGGCGTTGTCGTTATCGGCCAGCCATCCTTTGACCAGCGCCACGGCTTTGCTGGCCGCTTCTGCTGTGGACGTGAACCGCACCACCTCGACCGGATGGCCGAGCCGCGCCAGCGACGCATGCCGCTCAACCTGAGCCGGCGACAGTCTGCCTTTGCCGACCTTGTTTTCGATCATCCGCAGCCGGCCGCCCTTGAGGTAGATCCGCAGATCAGCTTCGCCCGGCGTCATGCCGGTCGCGATCGCGTCGGCTTGGGCACGTGGCCCGCGCTTCGCGCTGTTCATGTCACCAGCAAGCAGGAACTGGCGGCCATACTCCGGAAGTGACCGCAGGGCGCGAACCTGGGCCGCCTGACCTTCGCTTTCCTTGATGGGCGCGTCTGCGACAGTGACCTTGCCTTTGGGCGACGTACGGATAATGACGCGCTTGCCGTTGATGCGGGTGGTCTGGCTTGTGGCTCTGCCCATGGGCGTCTCCTCGTGGTGCTGTGTCGTGGTGGCGACACACATACTTTCAGCAAACAGGGAGAAAACGGGTAGTCGAATTTGGAAATATTTTTTGACGCCAATCTTCCAAAACATCGCCCCAGAACTCACTCCCAAAATCACCAGGACAAAACACCGGGACAAATTCCCCCTCTTAAGAGGGGGGAATATGTTGTCCCGTTAGATGTTCGCCGGGACAAGTAGCGGGACAAACGGGACAAGCGGGACAAAAACTCTTGTAAGTTATTGATTTTGCTTAGTTCGATTTTTGAGATTTTGTCCCGCTTTGTCCCGCTGCCTAAAAAATGAGCGGGACAAAGTGCGGGACAAAGCCACCTTTTGCAAACCATTTTGTCCCCCTAGGTTGTAACACTTTATGGTTGCGTAATTTTGTCCCGCTATTTTGTCCCGCTACGTGATAAGTTATTGATATTTAACCGGGACAACAGCGGGACAGCGGGACAAAATGAAAATAAGGCAGTTTTCCGCCTCATTTCATCAGGTTGCATCGGATGGCCAGTACCAAAGCCCGATATTGTTTACGTGCTCGCTTTCTACTAGCTGCCGTGGGGCTCTTTGGAACTGCTTTCGGGCCGTCTCCGCACCCGCAGCATTGGTGGTGTCGCGGCTATTGTAGAACTCGGTACGCCACGTCTGTTCATCGACCACAAGCACTCCATCTGGGAATGCGTCTCCGTCAGGCTCGATGCCGTGCTTCTCGATAGCAGCATGCAGAGCTTTCAGCGCATCGCCACGATACCCCTTGAGAGGAGATCCAGACGTAATTTTGGCTTCAGCGCCAGCGGGAACAACCACAGGCGCGGTCGTTGGCTCGCCATCTTCGTTGTGGCCGATCGTGACAGATTGCATGGTGAACGCCAGCACATCTCCCTCCTCGCCGTCATTAGTGCCGTCGCAGACAAGCTTATGTCGAGCGCCATCCTTCTTGACCATGAATGATGCATCCACCGCACCATCAAGGTCGATAGCTCCCTTGCCGCGCTCTCCACTCCACGCGCTGTGGTGGATCGCAGTGACGTGCGCACCTGTGTCTGTCAGGATGCGGTCGCACGATCGCACGAACTTCACCATGTCCTTGCTTGCATTCTGGTCTCCGGCACCAAACACACGTGTGAGCGTGTCGATAATCACCCATACACACTTCTGCTCGGTTATGGTTTCAGCCTCTCTGATAAGCCCGATAATGGCCTCTGCGTCCTTATCGTCGCGGGTGAAGTCTAGCATGCCGCCCACCACCAGAAGCGGCACGTTATGGACGTTGTGGTGCTTGCGGAACGCCATCATGCGACGCTCGGTCAACTTCTTACGCTCGGCCGCCACATAGACGACAAGCCCTTGCTTTACCGGCAGTCCGTGCCAGTCCATACCTGCAGCTATGTGGCAAGCAAGGTCGGTTGTGACGACGCTCTTTCCCGTGCCAGGCAAGCCAGATATCGTTGTAAATTCTCCGACGCCGAGCCAGTTCTTGAGGATGGTCTCCTTCGGCTTCCCTTCCTCTATCTCATCGAACCACGTTAGCTCAAAGCGGCTGCGCTCTTTCTTCGGATGATCGTGGGGTGCCTCTGCATGCTCTTCCTGCTGCGTCTGCTTTTTTGCCTTCGTATTCTCGATGAATGACGACATCGCCTCCGCTGAAATGGCGGGTGTATTGTCGTTATCATATCCGCTATCAGGTATCTGCCGCGGGGAGTTGGCTGTTTTATCCAGGCCGCGCTTGATCTTGTCCAGGCACTTACGTTCGCCGTCTGTTGCCACAAGGCCATTTGCGATAGCGGAATCGAGCAAACCCGCCTCGGCTTCACTGCGCGAAATCAATCCCGTTGCCACCAACTCACCGATCGAACATGCACTGGCAAACAGTTGCTGGCCGCGCTGCCCCTTTGGCGCCGACGACAGTCTGTCGAGTTCCATCGTGAACGCCTTCGACGCATACCGCTCCCCACCGGAGTTAGCTTCTGGCTGATAGGTATATTCTCGCCTTTTGGTTTCGGCTAGCGCCGGCGCCTTTGTAATGACCATGTCGATCAACCATTGCGGCGCATCGGCAAAATCAGGCATACCGTCGCCATCATGGTTGATCCACTCGTAGCGACGCCCATCCTCCATGACCGAGCCGGGCGCGAGAATATACCCGCCCTCACCCCGCGTATCCACGCCCGGCGCTATTGCGGCACGGTTGCGGACGCCTTCAACGTGCTTGAAGAAGATATGGGTGCCGCCATTGGCGGTCTTTGCCTTGGCTGTTTCCGGCAACTTGCCGTGCAGGCTCTCCATTTCGGCGAGCCATGTATGGCCGTCACGATCACCATGGCGGTCCAGGTCGAGAACCCACGCGCCAAGCTTTTGGCCGGTCGGCACACCGATAGCCGCAGATGGGTACCTCTCGCCAAACCAGATATCAATGATGCGGCCAGTGCGTGTAGCATCCTTAAGGCCGTACATCGTGTATGGTGCCTTTTCAGCAAACTCAATTACCTCGCCAGTCGCATAGTCAACGCCTTCACTCGCCACTTCACGGCACGGGAAAACGTGAATGCCCGCTGCGATATACGAGCGGGCAACATCGATCGGTGCGCGCTCTTTCGAAAGCGGCGCGAGCTTTACGTTCAACTTTGCCATCAGGCTGATGTCCTCCGATTGCTGTTCTGGCTCATGCCGTTGTTTCGCATGCCTGGAGTCACCCTTGCGTGCCACTCCATATGGCAGCGGCGACACAAACGGCTTGTTGGCCACTCATGGGAATCTTCGAAAAGATGGCGAGGTGCCCAATGGTGCGTTTCAGCCCCTATTGAGCCACAGCGCTCGCATGTTGCTTGATTGTGAGATGCGATCACTTCAACATATGAGAGGTCGAAGTTCGCCAGTGCATCATGAGCAATTGCACCACCTTTACGACGACAATTTATGCAATACGCCTTGTGCTGTGTCGCGCCGTTTGCGCACTCCACAGCCCCGATCAATATGACCGGTGCCGTGCACGTTGGTTTGTGTAGTGGATGGTACTTCTCAGGTATGGCGACGTAATGTTGCGCTAGTTCAAGCGGCGTTTGCAATGGGAGTCTCCTGATTGTCGTTGGCGACCGTACGAGGAGCATCATCAGCCATTATGGCGCCGACGCATGCTTCCATCTTAGCGACCGAGACGGCGTTCCCGATCTGCTTGATTTTATCTGTCTTTGTACCTGCGAATTCGTAGGTATACTCTTCTGTATTGAAGCCCATTGCCGCGGCAAGTTCATGTGGCTCCAGCATCCGGAAAAGTATGTCATACTGCTGAGCAGGTTCTACCAGCACGCCTTGCCCGAGCGTCGGACCAACCGGCAGGGGTTGGCCCAGGTCGTGAACGCGCGGCGCCTGACCTTCACGCTCCCCGAACTGTGCCGCGATGAAAGCGAAATCCCCACCCTTTGCCGTGGTCATCGTGGGTATTGGATCAACATCGATGTCGCGGGCCTGCGGGCCGCCGTTGCTATTGGTGACTGGAACAACCATCCCAAACCGCCCCTTGCTGGTTATCGTAGGCAGAGCGTCGTCTACGGTATTGCAGGTTTCGCCAGAGCCGGAGCCGTAATAAGGGGAAATAAGAGCGTGGGACGCGCCGTTGCCGCCTGTGGTTTGCGTGGGAATAGGATTGCTGACGCCACGCGGTGAACCGCCTGATGCTTGGGACAGGACAAATGGCTCAGCAAGCCAAACGCCGCCTTTCGTATCCAGCGTAGGGATGAGGCCTTCAGAAACTCCCTCAGCCTTGTTACCTTTTCGACCGTTCATGATGATCGGTTCCGCCGCATACAGATGAGGAGCATGAGCCGTTTGCGTCGGTAAAGGATCGCCCGATCCTGTTGCTGTCGACTGCCCCTTCATGTTCACAATTACGGGCTCCGCGATCCCGATGTGCATACCGTTGGCGGCTATTGTCGGTAGCGGTTGATCAATGTCCTGGGCTGACATGTGATTCCGGAGTATGACAAGATACGGTTCCGGCCAGCCAAACTTGACGGCGCCGGCATAGATGCGTGCAAGCGTCTTTGCTGCAAGTGGCTTCTTTCGGTTGAGAATTGAACGACCTTTGATTTCCCAGTCGATGATCTCGCGAGCTGGACGCCAAGACTTTTTATCACCGAACAAATCTGCGTTGACGTTGTCCCGCTTTTGATGAGTTGGAGTCGGCCAATGAATCTTTCGACCGTCAGAGCGTCCCATAAGGATGAATCGCTGCCTAGTAGTGGCGTCACCATAGTCTGCGGCGTTTAGTTTTCTCCACTCCAGATGAAAGCCAAGTCGCTTGAGGGTGTCGATCCAAGCATGAAAGTACTCGCCCTTACGGCTCGGAATGGGTCGGCCCGTTCTGATGTTTACCGGACCCCAACCGGTGAACTCCCAGACGTTTTCTATGATGATCCGCTTTACACGAAGCTCGGTAAGCCAAGTAATGATATGCCAAGGGTCGGATCGTTGCTGATCGCTGGTAGGCTTGCCACCTCTCGCCACAGAATGATGGGTGCAAGTGGGCGAGGCCATAAGGAGGTCAAGGTATCCCTCTGGCACCAATAGATGCGGTCGAACGGTCGAAATGTCCTCAACGTAGTGTCTGGCTTCTGGATGATTAATGGTGTGCGTTTCGATAGCTGTCGGCCAATGGTTCACGCATACCAGGTCCATTTCCAGACCCAGTTTTTTAAGTGCCCTGTAGGCGCCCGTGGACGATCCGCCTGCCCCGCATAGCAGGTCAGCTACCTTAATCTTGCGCTTCATGTGTTCTCCTCGAAATTGTGCTGATGTTCGGTGGGTGTCGCCACCCTAAAAAGGCGCCTCCGACAAAGCCGCTCTAAGCCCCCGCGCGCACCCTTCCCATGCGGCCTTCACCATCATGCGCTGCATGAGTTCGTCGAAGTGCGCCAGGTCCGTCACGCCATGCTCGGCGATGTATTCGCCGACGGCATCCACGCCGGCGTCTAGGGCACGCAGCTCGTAGTCGTCGAGGCGGTCGATCTTCTTGTAATTGTCGATACCCACGGCGCACCTCCGGCAGATGTAGTGAGGGTCTTTGTCGCGGCCGTTGTCGTTCACGCCGATACCGAAGGCGTGCATGCCGCACACAAAGCATGTGGTCGGATTATGGTCGGCGTCGACCGTCGGTGTGTGTTGTCTCGGTGTGGTTGGGAGTTTGGTCACGCCGCCACCTTGTCAGCAGATTGATTGTCGTTGGCGGCAAACATGTCTGCAGGCTTCTCTACCTTCAGAGGGGAATCCACGAACATATCGCCCTGCGAGTAAGCCTTCTCGATACGGTCGCAGGCGATGTCGAAGTATTTGGGATCAAGTTCGATGCCGATAAACTTACGGCCCATCTTGGCGCACGCAACACCAGTCGTTCCGCTACCCATGAACGGGTCCAAGATGGTCTCGCCTGGGTTGGTGAAGTCTGCGAGTAGTTCGCGCATCAACGGGATTGGCTTCTCTGTTGGATGGCGCCCGTCTCTGTCACGCTGGTTCGTCAGGTGAGTGTAGACGCCACGCTTACCCCCCGAATTCCACTTGCTACGCCCTGCTCCGCACCAAGCAAGCGGCATCGATTCATAGCCCATTGCAGGCATTTGGCCATTGAGTTGCGGGGTGCTGTCTGGTTTCACCCAAATCATCGAACGTTTGTATTTTGCCCCTGCATCCTCAAGGACGTCACGCCAGTCACCAACCGCTTCGGCCTGACAGAATAGCAGCGTCCATCCAGACGAAAGTCTGGCTGCATGAGCCGCAACGCCGCCGCGGAGATCCTCCGTGATGGCGGCAAAATCCAGGTCAGCGTTCACACCCGTCTTGATGCTTTTCTGTGTCCGGCGCATTGATCGATGCGCCTCTTTTTCATAAGGCGGGTCACCAATGACGTGATCAACGCTTTCTAGTGTTGCCATCACGTCCAAGCAATTTGCGTTATAGAGCACAGCTCCGCCGATGCGTTCAATGCGCATGATAGTCTCCTCAGTTGTGGTGAAGATAGGCGTGGTGAGCGCCTACCTCATTTCGCTCTTGCTTTTTGCCGCATCACTCCGAGCGACTGGAATGACTTTTTGCCTGGCAATTTCACCCGCCAATAATTCCAGCCATTCAGGCTTGTCTTCTTCCCATCCTTGGTCGTCGCCAAATCGCTGGCAGCCTGTGAAAGCGTCGTGTAGCTTTTGTCGCCGACTACCAGGTACCCGTTCAAGAACTTTCCTGAGAACTTCTGTCGCCCGTACTGGTATTCCATTTCGGCCTCACTTCCATGCGGCACGATAACCCCATCTTCACTCCAAGGCAGCCCATCTGGCGACGGTTCCACATCTTCGTCTACGTCGATTTTTAACAGTCTTCGCAGGGCAGTTAGCGGCGGATCATCGAATCCTCTCCTTTCGTTTTCGATCATTCGATGAACGTCCCAATCGATCTCCATTGTAATCACTGACAGCTCCTTTTGGTTAACTGCCACGATCCTCTCACAGGGAAATCTACTGCGTCAAGGAGTAACTTTACTATTCGGAGTATCTGGACGTATTATTTTCGGCGGGGGCCGTTCCTCAGACTGTGGTGCTCCCGCCGAAGCGGGACGCCGCGTTGGTGACGCGGCGGGTGGTGTATCTGTCTCTCGTTCTAGAGGTTTAAAGCCTCACGAACTTTCTGCTTGGCGGTATCGTGGTGGTCCCCAGCAAGGAATTCCTCGACAGAGTATGATTTTGAACCCTCATTCCTGGCTAGTCCGTTGACCCTGACGTGGTCCCAAACATGACGAACCGTGTGAGAGCCATCCTCATTGGTATCTAAATGCCACCAGTCCTCGTACTGGCCCATGTGGCCTTTCTCTTGCCGAAATATTATTGCCATAGAAGTCTACCCCATTGAGATGTCGCGAAGCATATTTGGGCGATCAGCTTCACGCCAGTGGAATGTTCTCCCTAAGCAGCTCCGACGCCGCATTACGAAGGCCAGCAGCACTAGCACCGTGATGAATTGCGGCGACCGCGGCTTTCGCTCGCGTAGGCGCATCAATTCGAGGCCCATCGCTCGCAATCTCGCGACATGACGCAGCTTGCTTGTCATGCCACTGCGCGGCCAACTCGTAGCCGCGCGCCTTGTCTTCTCGCTCCTTCGCCACTGCCGCGATGATGCGCGCAGCCTGAACAGCTGCGCTACCGTGGGCGATCATTATGGTTTTGGTCATGCGACCTTCCGATCTGGATTTGGCTTAGTCGCACTCCACCGGCCGTGCTCGGCCATCTCTTCGAAGGAGAGCCGAGCATCCAAGCATTTGTCGGTCCCCACATACTCCATTCGTCCGAATGAATTGAACTCAGAGGCGGTGACGAAACCACCGCGAACCAACTCCTTAATGGCCGACTCGGCGCGGTCGCTGAAAACGCTTTGCGCGCCAACGCCGCCAATTTTCAGTGAGTTTTTAGCCCCATTGGCAAAAAAGCTCGTTACCAACACGCGTGCATCCATTGAAAGATCAGTCATCACGCCACCCTCACGCTGATTGTTTCACCCGCCTCGCCCATCTTCGCACCAGGCACGTCGGTTCCAGCCTTGAGAAGGTCGGCAATTGCTTTCTTGTCAGGCTGGGTCGTGATTTTCACGACGTTGGATGGCAACAGCGCCTCGTCGACGATCTCAACCGATGCAGCCTTCCTGCCGATCGAGATAGTCGCCTCAGCCAGCGGCAAGCGCGGCACGCCAGCGGCCTTCAGCAGCTTGAACATTAGGCTGCGCATGGCTTCCTTGCGGCGCTCTGCGCGCGACTTGCGCGCTTGCAGATCGGAGATGCGGAGCGCAACTGACTTCGCTAGGCTGTCGGCGTCGCGTTCGCCGTTGACGAGGCGCGTCAGGACGGCGTGGAAGTTGGTCTCGCCTTCCAGCATGTCTGCGCGCAGTTCTTCGTCTGTCTCAAGCTCCGGATAAGCGGCCAGCATGTCGGCGAAAAGCGCTTCTAGGTTGGCGACGTCGGCGGCCAAATAATTGTCGTTGGCTGGTTTGGTCATGCGGACACCCTCACGAAATCGACCGATTCCGAATAGTATCCGTTCGACGAGCCGTACCAACGGATATCGACATGGCCTTTAATCGTCGCCAGCTTATAGAAGGTCCACGTTCCGCTTTCGCTGGCCTCTGGGTCGTCTTTGCTGGCAACCTCTGCAACAAGGATAGGATTGCCGACGAGACTATCAAGGTCACCCTCGACGTCTTCTATGTACACCGACTCACAGCAATCCTGCGAATGGTACATCTTGAAGGTTTCGCCTTCTTGCGTGGTGAAAAACAGTTCTTCGTCGCCAGATCTTCTGACTTCGGCAAGCGTCTTGCCGACAAGCGTGGAAAGGTCCACGCGGTCGTCCCAGTAGCTCATTCGTGTCTCCTCAATGTGGTGACGCCATTGGTGTGGCGTAGAGTTTGAAGCTAAACCGTTTTTACAAATTTGTCAAGACTTCGGCGATAGCCTCCGCTGTTGCCAACCTGTACGTTAGGAATTCTTCGTGGGTCTTGTCTTTCTTGCTGCAATTGCATGATCGACACAGAATTTGCAGGTTGTCGGGCCAATTTGTCCCGCCACGCGATATGGGGTGTATATGGTCGATGTGAAATTCTTCTTCTGTAGATGCGCCGCAGTATACGCATTTGAATTCTTGAGATTTGTTGATGCGATCGATGTCGTCCGGCGTAAATTTCCCATCGGCACCTCGCTCTAAAGACCTGCGATTTGCACCAATGGACCGCCACCTGTCGTAATTTTCATTGATCCAAGACACGAGCCGCGCGCCAGATCGAATACGATACTGCTCGTCAGTGGCCCAAAGCACCCTGCGCAACAGGTTTATCGATTCACGGTGGTCTGGATCCTCTCGCCGCCGGGCCGCATATATCCGGTTCTTCTCGTTCTTTGAGGCCACATAATTAGGATCATTTGCGCGCCTCTCTGCTGCGTACAGCCTGTTTGCTAGCCTCTCCTTTTCTGCGTATCCTGGCTTTGACCGTTTCTTCGCAGAACTAGCATTCTCACACGATTTGCATCGAGAAAATGGAACTCGCTCTCCCTTCCTATTTTTTCGCAGGCCAAATTTCTCCAGCGACTTCCACTCTCCGCATTTTGTGCAAACCTTACCGAGGCCATTCTCTCGGTCGGTATCCTTCGTCATATGCCCTCATCAACAACGCGATAGCCCTAGGAACGGGCTTTGGATTTGTTTCGCGCTCTATCTCGGAGACTTGTAAAGGTCTGGAATATCCCAGAACGCCGGCTAGCTGCGACTGGGTTAGTCCCAGACGCTTACGAATGGATCGAAATTCGTCATTATCCATGCACCACCTATATAAGGAATTCTCATTAGTTTCGTCAAGTTGAGTATATAGAAAATTCATTAGAATGGTACATCGTCCGCCACTAGCGCCTGCCAATCTTCCTCATCACGGTTGTCGTTCGCCGGCGCCTGACGATTATCGTTGGCTGCGCCAACCACGTGGCCCACGACATCCCAGTACTTCTGGCGCGGCTTCACAGTGATCTCGACCGTTTCGGCCAGCTCCGACTGCCGCTCGATCCATTCCATGACGGTGCGCGGAAATGGCATCTTGCCGCCGTGCGCTCGCCAGTAACGGTCGGCCTTCGACTTGGGGAATCCTTGGTGCTGAGGGCATACCCATTCAGATATTGAGGTCATCCCACACATGTACGTGACCTTCACGCTATCTGGCTTGCCTTCTTTACCGGGGTGGTGGCGGAACGTACGCGACGTGACGGCGCGGGGTTCTGGGTCTGCCGTCGACATGATCGGCGTATCTGCTGCCGTCGCCGTAATCTTCGGGCTGTCATCGATGTCGAACTCATAGCCGCAGCAAGAGCACGTACGTGCCGAGGCATGTACCTTCTCGCCACAGCCGAAGCGTCCATTCTTGTCCTCGACGTCGAACGGGCAGACCTTTACGGGCGCTTCGCCATCGCCCTTGTTCGGCGTCTTTGGCTGCACCATGTCGACCGGTCCATGCTTGTCGACGAGACCGGCGAAGTCCAGCACGAGGCACGACGGTTTCGGGCCAGCTTTGATTGCAGCAATGCGCTCCTGAGGCGTGCCGAGGGGCATGCCAGGCGCGTATATAACGCGCGTGCCGCGGCCCATCATCTGCACGTAGAGCGAAACTGACAACGTTGGGCGAAGGGCAGCAATCAGGTCTACGCCCTTGTGGTTAAAGCCGGTGGTCAGCACCGAGTTATTGGTCAGCGCACGGATCTTGTAGGACTTGAAGTCCTCAATGATGCGCCGGCGCTCATCCTTCGGTGTTTCGCCGCTGATCATCTCGCAGGAGATGCCGCGTGAACGAATCTCGTCACGCACGTGCTCGGCGTGTTCGACGCCCGAACAGAAGCAAAGCCAAGACTTGCGGTCGGCGCCTTTTGCAACGATCTCATCGACCGCGGAGCGCGTGACGTCCATCTTGTCCACGGCAGCCTGCAACGCGGACTGCTTGTAATCGCCGCCCTGCCTTCCGACGCCCTTCATGTCGAACGTCGTGGCAGTGGCCTTGGACGAAAGCGGCGCCAGATATCCATCGGCAACGCCGTCGGCGATGCCGTAGGTGTAGACGATCTGGTCGAACAGCCGATCATCGCCCTCATCCAACCGGCCTGTGTCCAGCCGGTATGGCGTGGCGGTGAGGCCCAGGATTTTCATATCCGGATTGATGGCACGCAGCGCCGCGATAAAGCGGCCGTACATTGTGTTGCTGTTGGCGGGTATCAGATGGCACTCGTCCACCATCAGCACATCGATGTGCCCGATGAGCGCAGCTTTGCTGTGCACGGTCTGAATGCCGGCGAAGATGATCTGGCTGCGCGCGTCACGACGGCCAAGACCGGCCGAGAAGATCCCCGCCGGAGCAAATGGCCAAATGCCGAGCAGCTCTAGGTAATTCTGCTCGATGAGCTCAGCGACATGGGTGGCGACAAGGATGCGCATGTCCGGCCATCCTTCAACCAGCCTCTTGATGAGCGAAGCCATGAGCAGCGACTTGCCGCAGCCGGTGGCAAGGTCGACGAGCGGATTGCCGGCCGTCGTTGACCAATAGTCGAAAACGGCGTTTTCTGCTTCTTCTTGGTAGTGGCGCAGTTGGAGCATACGAAATTCCAGACCTTGAGATAAACGATTGGATTGCAGGGTTATCTGCGCTCGCCGCTATGCTCGCGGCTGCTTTTGCTTTCTCGTCGGCCCGCCAAGCCAAAAGACAAGCGGACGCGGTTCTCGGAGACGTAGAGCCTGTATTCAGCGCCTATCAGCTACCAGACGATGGGAAAAACTATCGCCACAGGGTCGCCATCGAGATAGTCAACCACAATCGGCTACCGCTCTATGTCCAAAGCATCAGGTTGGAGTACCCTGACTGGGTGCTTATTCACCGTGGAGCGGAAGAGGTTCGCGATCTTGTTGCCGCACTTTACGACGTAGTCATCGAGAAAAAGCGTGAGCACGTATTTGACGTTCCTTTCCGTCTCGCTGGGCGCTTCTCGAGTGATATGCCTGCAGTATCCACAAGCGTTTTCAATGTGAGATTTCTCGACCAGAACCAGCAGGGCGGTTTTGTACTAGGCTTCATCGTCCATTATCGCATGCATGGATCGAAGCGGGTTCGAGTTGCGTTTGCCTCGACAGGATTCGACGTTTTGGACTAACCAGCCTCCCGCAGCAATCCAAGCACCCTCGCCCGCTCCTTGATGACGATCTGCCGCACGCGCTCTTTTGTGAGGCCGTGGTCATTGCCGATGGCTTCAAGTGTCTCACCCATCGCCCTGCGCATCAGCATCGCGCCGTTTCGGCCTTCCAACAGGGAAACAACGCGAGACAAGTCCGTGCCCTCCTCCTGATGCGGATCAGTGGATCCCGGCAGTTCTTCAAACGCCGAGAGGCTGCAGACTTCAGCAGAGCGCGACTTGGTGGAATTGGTGCGAACGAATTCCTGCGCGGTCCCCCGAACGCAAAGGACCGCCCAAGTCCAGAACGTCTCGATGCGGCATTCGCGATGACGGCGCAACATGACGACCATCGCCGACTGAAACAGTTCGTCGGCCGCGTCTTCGTTCTTGGTGATCTTTCGCGCCAGTCTTCGTAAAGCCGGCTCGTAGGCCAGAAGCTTGCGGTCGAACTCGGGACTGCGCAGATTGTTATCATTGGCAGCGACAAGCGGCGTGCGTGCAACAAGCGGCATGGTGGTCTCCTCATGTGGTGTTAGGCGTTGGTGGCGCCATCTATCCATGTCGTGCCGTCTCGCAGCACATAAGTGATTGTCTCAGCTTCCTCATCGCAATCCGTTTGCGTGCCGGGGACGAGGGCCGGGATCGTCAGATGCGTGGGGCAGCCTTCCTTTTGCTCGTCGAATGAAATCGGCTTTGCCCAGCGTGCGCAGGACCAATGACCGCCGCCGCCCATTTCCGGCGACGAGTGAATGCAGGATCGACAGGTGACGCGTGGCCATGCACTCTCCTTGCATACAGGCTTGTGCTTGCAGAAGGTGCATTCGAACCAGTCCGGCGCATCGTTGATGCGCGACGGCGGCTCTGGCGAATTGATGATCCGTTCTAGCCGCGCCAGCAGACGCAGACAGAACTCCGGATCGTATTCGATGCGCTCGGCATAAAGCGTGTCGTCATCTTTACAGCTGACGAGATAGAGGCAGCGCGACAGACCGAAGGCGTGCATTCCCAGCTGACACTGGCCGTAGTGGAGTGGTTTGGCTTCCTTGCATCCCTTCTTGATGATCTCCTTCATGCCTTTGGCGTTGCTCGATTTGAATTCGAGCAGGTGCTCGGTCTTAGGCGCCTCGACGACGCCCATGGCCTTGCCGTCGCACTTGCCGCGGACGTGCCCTTGCACCAGCCTGATCTTGTCCTGCTGCCCGTAGACATCGACGCCGATGCGCTCGAGGTCTTCGACCAATCGCGATTCCTCAAGATTCCCGGTTTCGAACAGACGCAGCTGCCGGCCGTGATGCTTTTCAAGCGGCGATGCCCATCGGAATGTGTACCAAAGAGCGCGATCACATGGGTTGTTGGCCTCGCCAACTGATATGCCTAGGCTATCCCATGACGACGCTGCGGCTTCATAGGCGGCGTATATGGCTCTGACCGTGCTGGATTCTGGCTTGGGTAGTGGGGCCATTATGACCCCACCCCAGAAGCGAAAATAAAAACGGCTACCATCGTCTACACCCTCATCGGCATGCAAACGAGCGTCAGCCCCTCGAAACCATCGGACGTGATCAGCCCCGGCGTGCCACCATCCTGCAAGGCTAGTTTGACCGGTCCCGAAGGCAAAACGTTCAGAACGTCGCGGACGTAGACGGCATTGAAACCGATATCCATCGGCTCGCCGCTATATTCGGCCTCGACTTCGTCATTTGCCGACGCCTCGCCAGCGGCCACGGCAAGTGCGATGCTACCTGGGGCGATGCTGAACTTCACCGCGCGGCCGCGCTCAGACGACACGGTCGACACGCGGTCAGACGCCTGCATCAGTCCATCGCGATCGACAGTCACAACGCGCTCATTGTTCTTCGGAATGACGCGCTCGTAGTCAGGGAACGTGCCGTCGATCAGCTTTGACGTAATGCGCACGTCGTCCGACACAATGCGGATTTTCTGCGGACTGACTGCTACCTGAACCTTGCCTTTCGGTAGCAGGCCGACGGTCTTGCGAGGCACAATAACGCCTTCGAAGGCTGGCAGCTCCGGGCCGATGTGACGCCCGAGACGATGGCCGTCCGTGGCAACCGCTTCCGACTTGCTGCCGCCCTTGAAGAACACGCCGTTCAGATAATATCGCGTTTCCTCGGTCGAGATCGCGAACGACACCGGCGCAAACAGCGCGGCCAGATCGATCTCAAATTGGGCGTCGAACTTGTCCTCGCCAAGTGTCGGGAAGTCTTCTGCAGGCAACGTCGAAAGCGAAAACCGCGAGCGTCCGGATTTGACCAAAAGCTTGTCACCTTCGAGCGACATAGCGATGTCGCCGGTGGCCTTGCGGGCGATGTCGTTGAGCAGCTTGGCGTCGACACAGATGTTTCCGGTCTTGTTGATATCTGCCGGCACGCCTGCGGTGGCAATGATATCGAGGTCGGTCGCCGTTATCGCAAGCCCGTCGCCTGCGGCAGCAAGCTGGACACTCGACAGGATGGGGATGGTGGATCTTGCTTCGACGACCTTTGTCGTGGCGGCAAGCGCACGCGTCAGGTCTTCCTTGTGGATGACAAGGTGCATGGGTGTCTCCTCGGTGGTGTGTGGTGGCGCCTGCCGTGGTGAGAGGCAGGCGGGTTGTTAGGCCGCGAAAGAGAACGGCGACGGCTTCTTCGGCGGCTCGTAGCCGATAGGATAGCCGAGACCACCCTCGCCTTCGTCGTATCGAGCCGCGTCGAACTGCTCCCCTTTCAGCTCAGCGATCTTCTTGAACAAACCGATCGCGCTGGCTGGCTGCTCTTCGTTGTCGTTTGCCACCCACGATTCCTTGCCCTCATCATCAACTGTAAGGGCGGAGATGGCCGCATCGAGTGAGAAAGGCGTCCCTTCCGTGCCGAGAACAACCTTCTCGCCATAAGCGCCGCCGATCTGGTCTTTCAGCTCCTCCCACGTGTCGATCTTCACCTTACGTCCTGCCAACACGATCTTGAGGATATCGCCCTTGCCGATCGTGTAGCCGCGATCCTGATACTTGAGGACGCGCGTCGCCGACGCCAGCGGGTATCGGGTGCCGGGATGGAATCGCAGGAAGCGCTGGGAGTTGTGTTTCAGGAAGTCGTTGTGGAATGCGAACTCGTCACTGTCGAAATCCAGCGCACCCATGACGACCGTGAAGTCGAACGCGTCGAAGATGTCCTGCGCCGTCGGGAAGAAATCGAAGTGCATTAACTGGATCGGTGTGCCGCCGCTTTCTGCAAACGTCACGGCGCGCTTTGTAGTTGAGACGCACCAGAAACCGTTTTCGTAAGCGTCCGCGACAGCGTATTCGAACGCCTCTCGGCTCTTGAAGTAGATATCGACGTCGTTGATGTCTCGATTGGTGAAGACGCTCGTCACCGCTCCGCCGGCTGCGAAAGCACCGGGGATCGGGTAGCATTTCTCCGTGATTTTTCTGGCTTCCGCCTTGTAATTCGTCATGCAAATCTCCTCAAACGTGGTGAAAAGGCGGGCCGCTGGTGAGGCAGCCCGCGTTGATGGTTATTTGCTTCCCCAGGGTCGGCGCGTCGTGCCAGCAGTAGCGGCAGGCTTGTTGTCGTTGCTGGCTGCGGTGCGGCGGTTGTCGTTGGCTGCGGCTGGCTGTGGCGCAGGCTGGTTGGCGTCGATCGCAGGCGCGGGCACATTGCCCTCATCTTCAAAGAAGTAGCGTTTGATCTCGGCGCGTGCAGGATAGCCGTTCTGCGCCTTGCCAAGGCCGATCTTCGCGGTGAACGCTAGGAAGTGAAGCTCTTCACTGTCCTCGACCGCAGAGACACCAACAGCGCGGCAGAGGCTGGCGAACTGCTTCTGCCCGATCTCCTGGGCTTGCGGGTTGGAGTTTTCGAGATTGTAGGTCGTGAAGAGTTTGCGCCCCTTCAGGCTTTCAGGCTCGATAACAACCATCGTCGTCTTTAGGATGGTGCCGTTGCCTGCCTTCGTCGGGCCGACGTCGCTGGCCTCGATTTCCAGCTTGTAAATACCCGACGGCAGTTCGGCGTAGTCGTTCTGCTGTGTATCATGTGCGGTCGCATCAAATCTTTGACCAAGTCCTGCCATGCGTAGTCTCCTTCAGTGGTGGTGTGGTGGTTAGAGAAGTCGCCCTTGCTCGCGAGCGAAGTCTAATGGGTGCTTTGCTGCCTTCCTAAGATTGCAACGAGGGCAAAGTATCTGGAGATTCTCTTTGCCGTTCGATCCTCCACGCGAGAGCGGCATTATGTGGTCAACATGCCGCTCTGTGGTTTTGCGAACCGACGCGCCACATTCTGCGCATCGGTATTTCTGTCGTCGCAGTATTTCCGCTACGTCTTCTTTCGTATGTTGCCCGGAACTCCCTCGACGCAGAGCTCTACGATTTCGGTCTGAAACAAGCCTGATCTCCTGCGCGCGCTCAGGGTTAGCCTCTACCCACCTCCTGGCTCGTCGAACGTTGTTCGCTGAGACTTCCGGCTTGGCATTGGACCTTCTTGCATACTCACGTTTTAGGTCAGGATTGTTCTGCGCCCACTTCCTTAAGCTGGTAATCCTGCTTTCGCTCTCCTTTTCAGGATTTGATGCAGCCCACTTCCTTCGATGTTCTCGTTGGCAATCAGCGCATTGACCGGTGCTGGCGTAACGGCGAGCTACATGGCCTTTCTTACAAGGGAGGCCCGTGAAGAAATGCCTTGCACCTATCTCCCTCGCCTTCTCCTTTGAAGCAGGAAGATTGTCGTTGGCCACATCGAGCATCAGACACCGGTGGGCGCCGGAAAGTATTTCGAGAGCTCGACGTACCCGTTGCCTTTTTTGTAGGGGATCGAATCCGGCATGCTGTATCGATTTTTCGAGTTGAACCCGGCGCCCTCGACGAGGTGGATCTGCCGCTCCTTGCCGCCCTCAGCGTGAGCTACCTTCGTTTGGCGCGCGACTTCCTTCTCCTTGATGGAGATGCGGTAGTTCATGAAGGCGACGATGTCTGACTTCTCACGAACCAGAGCATTGGCTCGCTTGTGTAGCTTCGGCTGATATCGGCTGTACGGGTCTGTGACGGGGCTGTCGAATCGGACGATTTCAGGGTGCGCCAGCATCACAACGCAGATGCCGCGCCGAGCCAGAGCAGCAACCGCTGCCATGAGCTCATTCCACTCTGTGTCTGTTTCGATGTAGCCGCGACCGTAGCCAGGCTCCTCGATCGATGCCACGCCGATGCGGCGGCAGGTGGCGGCCCATACGAGCGGCTCGAGCCCATCAAGGCTGTCGATGATGACCGTCTTGCGGTCGTGCTCCTCGGTTAGCAGTTCGCCGAAAACGTCGAGCAATTCATCGAAGCTTTCGATGGTGCCAGGCGTCACAAGTTCAACGTCAGACGGTGTGCGCTCGCCTTCCGTTGGCAGATAGAGCGTGTCGGGGAACTCTGCGGCAAGGCTGGTTTTGCCGATACCGTCAACGCCGTAGAGCAAGATGACAGGCGGGTCTGCTCTCTTCGTCGACTTCAAGGACGAAAGTGAAATAGCCATATGTCAGGCTCCGTAGGAAATCGTGGGGTTGTAGGTGAAGCCGGCGCGAATTAGCTCCTCGGCCATGCGCTTTGCGAAGCGAGGTTGGGAAGTCAGCCCAAAATCGTCGAACGACGCATTGATCTGCGCTTGCTTGATGGCCCAGAGCATTTTCTCGGCGGCTTCGTATGTTTGCGCAGCCTCGAGCGTGGCGTGCAGCTTGCCGTCCTCGGTCTGATAGACCTTCGTCAGTTCCTTGATAGCCATAAGGCCTCCTCAGTGTGGTGGTGCGGTGAAAATGATGGCTGCGATGTAAGCGGCGGCTGCGATAACGATCAGCCACTGCCAATGCGTGATCAGCGTGCGAACAGGAGGCAAAAGGGCCACCAGAAGGCGCCAAGCACGACGATTGCCACGATCGCAAACGGAAACAGCATGATGAGGCCGACGGCCGCTGCTGCGGTCAGCGCCGCGACGCGAGCCGCGCTTGCGATCGCCGCGCGTCGTTCCGTCCGAGAACTTGCGCGGCTCCTTTGGCAATTTGCTCCATCCGTTGCCGCCAGTAATGGACGACATCAGATGCATGCGCCTGTCGAAGTGAGCGACGTCGGTGGAAGGCATGCCGAGCTTGGTGTCGTTCTCATGCTCGCGCTGCGCAAGCTTATCGAATACGTTCTTAGACATAATTGTCTCCTCAATGATGTGGTGAAGTGCGGCTGGTTGGTGGCCAGCCGCTAGATGGTTAGGCTGCCTGCTCGAAGGCCTCGACGGCCCGCTTTGCTGACAAGAGGTCAAGACCCGCAACAGCGCGCAACTCCTTGATCGCGTCAATTTTGAGGCCCAGCGCCGCCATGTTCTGCCACTTGTGGTCATAGACCGGCGCGGCTTCTTCGTGCGTCGTGGTCAGGGTGAACACGCCGAACTGCTTACCTTTGTATTTCGCGGCAAGGCGTTTGGCTTCCTTCTCGGCTGCGCCGGTGGACGCGTGGACGTGCGGCGTTGAGGATGGCTTGGGCTGGCCGTTTTCGATGAGGGCGACAATAGTGGTGGTGGGTCTTAGCAAAACTGGCGAGAGCTCATCCTCGCGCCAACCGTGTTCGCTCCCGAAGGCGCCGTTGTTCCAACGAACGCTGACGCGGCCATCCTTGATCTGGGTGACCGTCGCGCAATCCTTTGACCAACCGTGCGAGGGCGTGACGATGTCGCCAACCTTGAACTTCGGCTGCACGTTGTCGTTGCTCGGTTTCGCAACGGGCTCGTCGATCCATTCGGCGATGATTTCACGGTCTTTCTGAACGCAATCACCTGAACGACCCCGATAGCAGCATTCACCAGAGGCGTTGTAATGCCAGCCTTCGTGGAACAGATATCCTTCGCGCCGCTCCATAGGCCCAACCTTCCGGCCGTCGCGCGTCCTATAGAACTTGCCTGCCTCGATTTTGATGGTGGCGGCAGAAGGCTCGAGGTTCGAGGCCTTAGCCCACCACCGTCCGGATTCAGAGAAATCCACATAGTACGTGTGGTCAACGGCGTCATACTGGATGACCGTGCCGAGCTCTCCGGTCTTTCCGTATCGACCGTGCCCGTTGTAATCTCCAGAATTGATCAGTCTAACTTCGTCACCCTTCTTAAACTTCCCCATCACGCTGATCCTTCCGTTGTTGTCTCGGCGGTCATCGCGCGCCGTTGTGTGAAGTCGACCTTGACGACGTTGGTGTCGTCGTCCTCTTTTGCCGGCGGCTCGCCCTCCGGATCGTGTTCGATCTCGAAGCCGTGCCACCAGATCGTCGAGGCTCCGTCAGCAAGGCGCACCTGATACTCGCTGCCCCAGTTTCGATCGCCTATGACGACGCCAGTGAGATGAGGGTTTTGTCGGTTGCGGACCGGATCGCCGAAATTGAAGAACTCGCAGTCGCAGGTCATGCCGCCACCCGCTCACTACGCAGCGCGTAGTCGTTGACCGCCTGCCCGGCTGCCAGATCTTCAGCATTGTCGTTCGCTGCAGCAAGTACGCGCGGGAGCGAAACCGGCATAAGGCCAGAAAGCGTGGAACAGCCGCCGTTGTGTGGCGCCAGGTGCGTCGTGCGGTCGGGGTTGTTGTCATTGGCCGGAATGAAGGCGCGCTGCTTGTGCAGGCCGTATGTGCGCCGCAAACGCTGGTATGTGGCCATTGGCTTGACGTTGTATCTGGCGGCGATATCTGCGACGCTCTCACCGTTTTCACGGCGCGCGTGCATATCCGCCAGCATTGTGCTGGTGATAAGCGTCATGTCGTCTCCTCTTGCGTGGTGGGCTGCCCTGTGGTTGACAAAGCAGCAGGGTTGTGAAACTAAACTATTTTTACAAATTTGTCAAGATTTCACCAAGGTGGATGCATGCCTGAAGTTAAGTCGCGCCTCCTGCAGTCGATACTGAAAGAACAGAAGCGGAGAGCCGTAAAGGATCGCGCTGTCTACGAAGAGCTAGGCGTGCCTCAGCAGACCTTCAGCACCTGGAAAGCTGGCGTCATACCGAGACCAAAACAATTCCCGGCGATTGCTGCCTTCCTCGGCGTCTCCGAAGAAGATGTGGCGGAGATGGCTCGCGAAGCGGCCGCAACCTCCCCCTCCATCACGCCGATTACGGTTGCCCGCACCTACGGCAAGATCTCCGACCGCAAGGCTGGGAAATTCAAATTCGAACCAATCAACGACGGCCGCAAACGTATTCCTGAAGGCAGGTACGCGATCATCATCGACACGAAAGTGATGGAGCCTGTCTTCCACGTCGGCGTGAAAGCCTGGCTCGACCCTTCCCGCTGGCCCGCCGCCGGTGACGACGTTCTGGCCCATTCTGGCGGATTCGCTTGGATCGGGCGCTTCGAAGGAATGAGCAACGGCGCCGTTCAGCTTGGCCGCTACGACGGATCGCAGCTTGAAGTGAAGAACGTGGAAGCTGTTCATGTCATCGTCCTTTCGGAGCGGGTGGTTACAGCATAGCGAGGTGGTGGCTCGGAATGCCGCTTGACAATTCCTACAAATTTGTGTAGGAGATTGGTTGTCCGCTGTGGTGGCGGATATGGAATACGCGCTTTGATCCCGCCTTACGGCGAAGGTCTCCTCGGCGTGTTAGTACGGAGAAGGGGCGGAGTTACGGGTGGTGCCGGCTCATTACGCCCCTTTTCGTTTTTTGTTGCATGCACGACAACGCCGGCAGAGCTCGATGCTCGCGCCGGCGCTAAGTTTTCGAAGTCACTGTTTGCGGTCTTTCTCATAGTCGTCTCCCCTTCTGGCATTATTGGTTTTGTTATCGCCAGTTGGTTGCTGGCGTTTACGGCGGCCCGGTCACTGGCCGCCATCTTCTTCTGCGGTCGGGAGCTTCATGCTCCCATCTTCTTCTCGCCGTCATGGCGCTCATGCCGATCAGCGCTTGGGTCGTCGATCGTCTTCTTTCGCAATCCTTAAACATGCGCATTCCCTTTCATGCTGCAGGTTCGTCTTGGGGTCTGTTGCCCTGTCGGCTTCTTGTGTGGCCGCTGTTGATTTTGGTTCTACCGTTTTACCGGTTTAGTGTCAACTCTAAACCGGTTTTATTTTTCGATATTTTTCCGTTATACCGGTGCGCATGGCGAAGTTGAGCGACATCATAAGGTCTAAGCGCAAGGAAATGGGCTTAACGCAAAAGGCGTTCGGCAACCTTTTTGGTGCGCAGCAGACAACCGTCTCCGATTGGGAGAAGGGTAAGATATCTATGATGCGCAACTGGCAGAAGCTTGCCGGGTCTCTTGGGCTGCGCGAATCGGAGTTTCTCGACCTTATGGCTGAGGCGACGACCGAGTCGGAAAAGACCGAGCGCATGATTCCCGCGTTGCGTCAGGCAACTGCCCCTGTCATTAATACCGGTAGTATCATTGCCGCTCCTAAACCGCCGTCCGGGGAGCGTGACGTGCCCGTTCTAGGCAGGTCGAAGGGAGGGTCGGACGGTGAGTTTGAGTTCAACGGGCAGATCATGGGCTGGGAATGGAGGCCGCCTCACCTGGCGGGCGTCGCCGAGGCATATGCATCTTATGTAGACGGCGAGAGCATGTATCCGCGTTACAAGCCGGGCGAGACGGTATGGACCAATCCGCCAAAGCCGATCGCGCGCGGCGACGATGTCATCGTGCAGCTGGCGCCCAACGAAGAGGATGGTGTTCCTCGCGGCTTCATCAAAGAGTTCGTGCGGTGGGAGCCAAGCTATCTGGTCGTGTGCCAGTTCAATCCCCCGATGGAAATCAAATACCCGCGCGACGACGTTGTCTCGATCCATAAAATAGACTACGCCCAAAAATAACGGTTTACCGGTTTAACGGTTGACACCATTCCGGTGTCGGTCTATATCTCCTCTTGTCACCAGCAAACCAAGCTGGCCACCACAAGAGGAGATACACAATGTACAGACCGCACCCCGAAGAGTTCGACGATATCGCTGTAGCTGCCGCACATGGCGCTGTTGCCCAGTCCGACGAGCCGATGAAGCGCCCGGACCACAAGGCCAAGAAGCACGGCAAAACCAAGACGAAATACGAATACATGCGCCGCTTCCCCAAGAAGCCGCGCAACGGCGAGGAAGTCGGCGGTGGCCACTTCGTATTCCGCCGCGGCGACAGCACTGGACGCATTCGCCCCTGCATGTGGCCCTTTGAGCATCCCTCCTATGATTCCGCGATGACAGAGGCGGCTCGCCTGTTCAACGAACATGGTGGCACCTACGACATCGTTTCTGTCTGCGGTCAGGTTGCGGCTCTTCCCGATGATCATCATGGTGCGGAGGCGGGCCGATGAGCACCGTCACCACGAAGCGCGCGCCTACGCAGACCGTTCAGCAGATCATTATCGAAGCCCATGCGGGCGTAATGCAGGACGTTGCTGGCTTTCTGGCAATATCCGCCTTCATTGGCGCTTTGCTGCTTTGGGCGGCTTGAACCAACACACCACACCACACCACATTGAGGAGATTACCATGGCAAGAAGATTGCACATCCTTTCCGCAGACCAGTTCATTGCGCAAGGCACAAGTCCCGGCGCCATCCTTTCTATCGCGGCCGTTCACAGCGACCGCGCAATACGTTCTCTGCTAGAAGACACAGCACGCGTCGTAGCGCTAGAGACAGGCCAGCCCTTGCAGATACCCGGCGCGGTAAGCGAAGCGCGTCTGCGAGCCGCCAATGACAATAAGCGCAGCCGGAGGGCTGCGTGATGGTGGAGGCAATCAAGAAGGCGCTGGAAGGCGTGACGCAAGCCGAAGCTATTGGCTTCATCAATACTGCGATGAGGAACTGGAGACATGTTCCAAGGGTGGATGCTGACGATCTTCACGACTTAGCAAGAGAACTGCAAAGTTTTTCTGATCGTCGCTATTCCACCACCCTCGAAGCCTTGCAGCGAGAGAACGAGGAACTGAAAGCCTGGATCAAAACGGCCACTCTAGAAATCACCAAAGCCATTGGTGGCGGGTCTGAAATGTTCACGCAGCACGGCGACGAGTTCCGTTTCGATCACACCTTCGTCGCGATGTACATCCAGTGCCGACGTGAGCAGCACGCCAAGTCCAAGAAGGCTTCAATCCAGAAGGAACGTGAACTTCGCGCCAGAGCAGAGACGGCGGAGGCCGAGGTAAAGCGGCTGCGTGAGGCGTTGGAGCAGATATCTAGCGATGATGGGTATCGCTCAGGCGTTTTGCTTAATGCAGCTGATCATATCGCAGAACTGCAAGAGCTTGCTTACGAATCCCTCGCCAGCCCAGGAGAAGAACACCATGCAGAGTGATTTCCAACGGCACGCGGAAGAACTGTACCAGGCTGGAGTAGCTGACGGCTTTCGGGCTGGCTTCGTCAACACCCTCAAGAAAGCACTGGAGGAAGCCGCCCTGTCCGCTGCGGAGCCGGTGGCGTGGTTGCCGACCAGAAGATGGGAGCGGATTACTGCCGCTGAACCTTGGCTGACGAACATCGTGTATTCCGAAGACCAGAGCGCGTCATTCCCCTGCATCCCGCTTTACGCATCCCCTCCCGCCCTCTCCGCACAGGTGCAGGACGTGGCGGGGTGGCAGGACATCAGTACCGCCCCTCAGGATGGCACGACATTTCTTGCGATAATGGCGAAGGCGTACAGCCCTAGAGCAACGCTGTGCAAGGTAGAAGATGGCAAGTTCTTTTCTCCGTCCCAAGGCGAGAAGTTCGTTGTTCCCGGCTGGAACCAGTGGTGGCCGACCCACTGGATGCCTCTCCCCGCAGCACCCTCCAAACAGGAGGGCGGCGATGTCACCAGCAAATGACAACACCCCTCGCCTCATGGGCAGAAGAGAAGCCGCAGCTTATCTCGGCATAGGGCAGTCAACGTTCTCGCTGTGGGTGTCGACCCACAAGATGCCGGCAGCTATTGCCGGCACTCGCAAGTGGGACAAGCGCGCGATTGACGCTAAGCTCGATGAGATAAGCGGCCTGCATCCCGCAAACGACAATACCGAGGATGAATTCGAACGATGGGAGCGCGAGCAAAATGCGCGAAAAGCTCAAGGGTCTAGCTAG